CTCTGTGTCATCACTCCAGTATATCTTAGAGAAGATCTCATATGGATTCTTAATGAACTCTAGTTCAAAGGTATCTGTATCAAAGCTATGAAATCCACGAGGATCTCCATAGTCATTCCAATAGATCTGATATGGATTACCTAGGTAAGTTACGTTACCTTTCGTGCTCTTATGATGGAAGTGGCCACTGAATACGAGATCAAAGTTTGCAAAAGTACTAGCGTCCATACCGTGTTCGTAGACGAAGCCAGGACGAGCAAGATAGCCACGGAGCTCAAGATGACCCATTGCGACTTTAGAAGTACTCCGTTGTATAGTCTGAAGAGATTTGTCATAATTATCGGGACATATCCAAGGTACAAATAGTATAGAGGTACCTCCTATATCTAGATCAAGAGCATCCTGATAACAATACACATTGTCATATTCAGACAATAACATATACAATGTATTAAGATCGTTTGTATTTTTATAGTATGCTGTATGGTTACCTACGATAGTATGGACAGTAATATCCATAGCTCTAAGAGTGTCGTAGTATCTTCTTGCCCATTGCAAGGTAACGAAGTCTATACTCTTTCTATTATCAAACGTATCTCCTAGATCTAGTAGAGTGGTTATATTATTCTTTTTTAACCACGGGAAGAATACATTATCGTAAAATTCTGAGTAGTAGTCTAGGTATACCTGACTACCTTTATGGCTACCAAAATGTTGGTCGGTGATGATACCTACTTTCATTTTTTAGTCGTGTTGCTTCTTGTTCTGTTTATGATAGTAATGAATTTGTCACCAGCAAAACTACCAGCAAGACATACGTCAATCTCATCACCATCCAACCAGTTCATCTCACCATTCATTTTGGTGTGTAGCATTGCCAATTGAATCTTGTCAATGACTTCTTGTTTTAATATCATCGGGACATTCTAATCTCGATGTTCTCCTTGATGCTATTCATATCGGAATCCGAACTACCCATCCCTGTCATACTACCATCATATTTGTCAGAATGCAACACCTCGCTATATCCTGATCTCTCTATAAGCTTTGTACGTATCTCCAACTGCTTCTTCTCTTTCTGAATCTTTCTTAGGAATGCGTAGTAAATAATCTGTGTGAAGTAAGCAAAGGGGTTCTTAGATTTCTCTGGATCAAAGTTGTCCACATACTGCAAGCAGTTCTCTATACCATCGCAGACCATATCCTCTCTGAACATATAGTTCACGAAGTTTGGTTTATATGATAGGTGAGTAGCAATCTTTAAGAAGCACTCAGCGATGTAGGGGGTCAGTCGAGGACGTGGTAAATCATTCTGCTTTGCAAAATGCACCTTCTCTCTGTATGCCACAATCGCAGCCAAGAAGTCTTTATTATTGACGTAATACTCCGTCTTGACTTTAGATCGCATTGCCATAGGTATATGTTCCTTTTATGTGGTTATTATAGCACACCGCCTAAGGGCTTGACAAGTACTCTAAATCTCTATAGAATAACAGTGTCGCTGTTCAGGGGAAATTAGGTCCTAAACATTTTCTCAAACAGAGTCCGAGCTTTATTGACAGAACCTAGGTTACCCATTTCGAGTGTGGGTCTGATCCTGTTAGGAATAGAGTTACGGAAAACCATTTCAATATTCTCTTGATAAAAGTCGGCAATCGGTTTGTTGGCTGTTGCCATCGTTATTATATTAGCACGATCTATCACAAATGTCTCGTCTGGTGACATACAAGACTTCATCCACAGATCTAGCTTGAATCCTTTAATCACAGTTGAACGATCTGACGCATTTGCTTCTAACACTTGCATCGGATTGTGAAGCATTATTACAGACTCATCTTCAGGTGGGTACGTAATACCCGCAATGAGCTCATCCCCCGTCGCCAATTTTACCGTACCGATAAAATCAAACGGTTCTCCTTCTGGTGTGAATTGGATTTCAGTTTCCATAGGCTAGAATTTGGATTGGACTTTTATGATTTCATAATCGAAGTTCTCTTGTTCATAAATTTTCAAGCGTTCTTCAAAGTGTTTGTATGTAAAATTTTTCCATTCTCCGCGTGAGATATTATCGCTAATATCATAGAGTGTGGCTACTGTTTTGCCTTTTCCTCTACGAAGGACTCTACCAATTGACTGGAGGTTTCTAATACGGGATTTACTGGGGCTTGCGAACACGATATTGTGAAGACGCTTAATATTGATACCAGTACTAAAAGTCCCATAGGACGCAACGATGATAGCATTTTCTTCTAGTTCAGTGATTCTGCGGACCTCTTCACGGTCTTCTGTATCTACACCTCCGTGTACAAAGAAGACTTTTCGATCCTTTACACTGGTATTTATCAAATTGTAAAGCGGTTCTCCGTGTCTTTCCACATAGTTGAACAACACGAGAGTGTTTCCACTCACGTCTAAACATAAATTCTTTATAAGGTTGTTACGTTTGGTGTGTGATATGAGGTAATCTATCTCATCTTGATAACTATCAAACGTACCCCACTCGTGCTTTAGCACTAGACACTTCACCTTCAATGGTGTAAGATGACCCTTGTCCATTAGATCTTTGGTTTTAATGAGCTGCTCACAAGGTCCGAACAACCCTTCAAGGATCCACTTGTGTGTCAGAGTTCCGTCTAACGTACCAGTAAAACCAATTCTATATTTACAGGAGTGAAGCTTAGTCATAATCTTAGTCAGTGACTTAGATTTGAACAGGTGAGCTTCATCACCTAAAACCACATCAAATTTTTCAAAGAACTTTCTAGGTTCCTTGTAAATAGATTGCCAAGTGGTTATAGTTACATTTGCTTTAGCATACTTATCCGCACCCGCATAAATTCGATGACAATGTTTTCTCGCATTCCAACCATACTCTATAAAGTCCTGATACATCTGTTCTACAAGAGAAGTAGTAGGAACGACAAGAAGTACTTTCCTTCTTTGGGCAACGTGAAATCTCGTAATCGCATACACCATCAGGGATTTCCCCGAACCCGTGGGAGAAAGAAGGAGTTTACGATTGTACCTAAGAGCTAAAGTAACACCCTCTATCTGATACGGTCGTGGTTCTATCTTTTCAAATCTACTGTTCTTGAGTATGTTCTTCATAAACATACGCACAGCTACTTGACTAATATCGTTTATCTCGTACGGTAAACCGAAATGATCATTGTCTTGGTAGTGTAGTGTGTACTTCATTGTTGCACACCACTGCTGGATATGCTCAGTTAGTCCACCGTATATCTCACCATTGCCAGGAGAGTATAAACGGATCTTACCGTCCCATACTTTATTCCTGTACAGTGGCATAAACTTTGCCTCAGGAACATCAAAGGTAAAGTACTCTGATAGTTCTCTGTGTACGTGTTCCTCAGCCTTAACTATATTGTAGACTTCGTTCTTCTTATGTAAAGTAATTCTAGCCACTTCTAAACTTCTCCCATTCAATAGCGTTTTTTATCTGGTATTGACGTGCGGAGATTTGCTTGAGTACAGACTCAAGGAAGTATAGTATAATCTTGAAGAACTCGATCCTTGCTTTAATCTTACAGAGATCTTCATCTGCATCAAGAAACATCTCCACCTCATCTTTGGTGGTTAGTTTTAAATCAAAAGGAATATCTTTATACGCTTCTGCTGGTGCTTTCTTTTTGTAGTACATCCACTTTTCTTTAAGTTTAAACTTAAGTTCAAACTCTTTATCCAATAACTTATGCTTCCAATCTACGTATTGATCTAAGTACTTAGAATGTAGATAGGGAGTTTCGTTACAAGCTTTTAAGAAATCGGGATAACCATCATTACCATCAAGAATAGTAGAGTCTTTTCTCCACTGGTCTTTTAAATCATCAAGAAGGGACATACTTACTGGATTGCAAATTCAAAAACTCATAGAACGAATACTTAAAAGTAACCGTTGCTTGTAAAAATTCTACATCAGTAGCTGCCACATTGAGTGGTAATGTAGTTAATGACACAGGAAAGAGGTCATTAAAATTGATATAGAAATTAGGATTTAACTGATTAGTTAATATGAATAACTGTCCTGAAGCGAATTGTACTTCCTTTTCCGTATCTGGTTCATACGCTAAGGTAGTATCATTGATCCAATTCCATAGAGACAAATAATTTTTTAGATCTTCATCTACTAGAAACTGTACTTGAAAGTCGCCAAAGGATGTTCCACCTGAAGCAGGGATAGGCAAACGTCGCCTTGGTGTAGATACCTCATTCACTACGGCAGAGATATCAGGTATCGAAGTTTGTTGACAGAAAAAATCTACAGAAGGAAACAGATCTAGCTCCAGTTTAAAACCAACTGGTGATAGAAAGTTTCTGTTAGATGGTTGCTGACTAACCCAGTTAGCTGGCATCGACTCATCAGTTCATTACAAGACTATTTAGTCCTTGTACATTACCCAGTTTTCAGCAAAGTCTTCGCAGTATATTAAATTATCGTAGTAGCGATGATAAGAAGAAGTAGCCCCCTTAATAAAATCGGTCGCACGTATACAACGTCTGTCGTACTCAACGCATATAGCACAGAATCTTCCGTCATCTTCTTCGACAACGAGTGCTGATCTTCTATCATTGTCGGAATAGTAAGTGGAGTGTCTAATCATAGTTATAATTATAGCATAAAAAAAGAGACCCACAAGGAGTCTCTTTTGATATATTGTGATAATAGATCACATAAGGTTGCGAACAAGCACACGTCTGTAGTACTGGTTGCGTCCAGTTCCTGTATTGGAAAGTACGTCTTCGCCAACTGTTGATCCATCTGCCTTAAAGACGAATGGGTTAGCAACGATTCCGTATCTTGTCTTAAATCCAATTTTAGGTTGGAAGGATCCTTGATCCACTGCACGAACCATCTGTAGGGGTACATATGGGCAGTAGAACATACCAGCATCATAAGGAGATGAACCCTTATAACCAGCAACATAGAAGTGGTCGTTAGCCAAGTTCGCTGAATATGGATCAACGTAAACTTTAACGCCACCGTTTAGAGTTCCAACAAAGGTGTTACCTGTATCATCAGGAAGTCCGTTGGTGGATAGAGCAGGTGTATAGTCTAGAACACCAGCCATATTGAGTGCAGAAGCAACGTCAGCAGAACAAAGGATGAAGTTACCCTTTCCTCTACGAGTTTGCTGTGCGATTGCGTTAGCATCACGCTCGATTTGATAAATCAAACCTTTGAATTTCTCAACAGACCAACGACCATTACTGTCGGTGTCTAGGTTGAAGATTCCAGCGTTTGCAACGTTGTTTTGTGCTCCGACTTTTGCTTGGAGATAAACAGTTCTGATAACTTCACGGTTAATTTCAGCAAGTATCTCAGAAGAGAGAATGTTTGCTAATTCCGTTTCAGCATCTAGACCGTGAATCGCCTTCAAGTCTTGAGCAAGTTCTAAGGTGTACTCTGCTTTGAGTGCACGTGATTTAGCAGTAACCGATACCTTATCGATTGTGAATGCCATCTCACGGAAGTCTGGTGAACCTGAGGTTCCCAAAGCTTCTAGATAGTCTCTTGCACTACCAGCTGTATTCTCGTAACGATATCCAGTACCAGCAGAAGGATATGTGGTACCATCGTTGAGGATAGCAGGGTTGTTACCTTCAGCAGTGTTGTCAGCAGAAGCAGCAGCTGCAGCACCTGTGCCACCGCCACCTGGATCTACGTAACCAGCTGTAGGATCATAAGCGTTCGCACCAGCAGCGTCTCCAACTGCGGAGAAACCTGGGTTAGGCTCATTGAATAATGCTTCAGCACCATCTCTGTCGTTATAGTGTGAACGCATTGCGAAGATAAGTCCTGTAGGACCACTCATTGGCTGTACGCCACAAACATCGTATGCAACGAGGTTTGGCATAGCACGACGGATCAAGCTGATTAGGATTGGATCGAATCCAGCTAGACCTGAAGAACCGTGAGAGGACTTAAGACCATCTGCACCAACAGAGTTGATTGGAGCAGCTTCGTTAAGCATACCGTGCTCTTCTTTGAGAGCTTTCTCTTGATTTTCTAGGATTGAAGCGGTAACCTGCCTTCTATGAGAATCCTTAATCTCAGATAGATCTTTATGATCTAGAACAGGTGCCCACTTTTCCTGTAATTGACGGGTATCCATCTTTATTACTTTTAAGGGGGTTGATGTTTATAATGTTAAAATCACTTAACAGCGTTTCCGATTGCATTCAGATATGCTTGCATAACTGGTGCGTACTCGGTGCTGACACCTTCAAGTGGCTCTTCTTTTACTGCTTCAGCAACTTGTGCTTTCTCAGTAAAGTATGATCCCTTGATTGTGGTTAGTTTCTCTCTATAAGATGCTTCATCTTTAAAGGTTACAGCTTCAGCAAGATCAGCGAACTTCTCTTTCTGTGTATCTGTAAGTCCTTCACTCATTTCGGAGACAATGCCTCCTCTAACTTGAGCAGAGATTTGTTTTGACAATTTCACGTTCGCATCAATCTGTTCATTGAGGCGGTCTTCCATTTCACGAAGCGAAGTGTTCATAGATTCTAGAACATCTTCTTTGCCCTCAGGCACGTCAATATAGTGCTCTTCAAAGAGTCCTTTCAGACCTTTGATGAACGACTCAGTGATCTCGACTTTGAGACCAGTGTCGATAGCTACTTGATTCTCTTCTAGCCAACGCTGAGAAGTGTACTTCAAGATACCATCAACTTCTTCGGCCAAGGACTCCCGAACTTTCTCGGTGTTCTCGGCAAGCTTTTCGCTATACTGTGTTTCGAGTTCTTCAACAATAGAAACAACTTTAGATTTTACTGCTGCTTCAAAAATTGTTGATGCTTTCTTCAAGAACTCCTCACTCAGTTCTTCTCCTTCGGAGAGTGCCTTAACGTCAGCACTTAGATCTACTTCGATATCCTCTTTCTTGGTACCGTAAGTAATCTTGTCAGCAAGCTTAGGATCAGATCCAGACGGCTCGTCTTTACCACCACCAGTTTGAGGATCGCTCACTGCGTCCTTAGTCGCATTCTTATCCAACTTGTTGGAATCGTCACGCGGGTGATTATGTGTGGGAGTAGGTCCACCTAAATCTTGGATTGCCTGACCAGGCACCAAGGAAGGATCTACTTTACCTGAAGCCTGATCACCTGCTGCTGCTTTTGCGTTTACCGCAGTTTTGCTTTGGGTAGATGGGGCTACTGGTTCGCTCCCAGGAACTGTTGCACTAGGAAGTCCTGCTTCACTAATAAGTTCCTCAAACTTTTCGTTCAAAATTTCGGACATCGGGGTTGACCTCTGTTAAGCTTTTATACTGTTTATGTCTAAGAGTTATTTATATATTACAAACTTCCTAGGAAGTTTTGGAACACCTTGAGTTTCCGTGCCTCTAGATCACGGAGCTCACTTTCAGAAATGAACTTATGATATTTAGCTACTTTTTCTTCTTTTACGATACCATTATCCCAACACCATTCCTTACCTTCCATTATGCCATCTACGAAAGCATCAGGTGCGGAGGGGTCGGCGACGATATCAGCAGCAGTAGCTAACATATAGTCATCTCTAACGAAGGAAGTACCTTCACGTTTCTCTACAGTACCTAAACCTCTAGAGGAAACTCCAAGACGTACACCTTCATCTAATAGATTCTGTGCAATCTTGCCCATAGGTGTGCCAAGAATTCTTGCCTTACCTACAAAATTATTTCCTTCTTTACGGAGTGAAACGATACGGTGAGATACCCTATCCAAATTAATGGTAGGACCATCTGGGTGACCAAGTTCACCTACAGCACGATCTCTATTGACGTGCTCTTCAATGTACTTGTTTACTTCACGTTCAAGAATGTTAATAGGATAAACCCTATTATTACGATTCTTGAGCTCGCCTTGTAAAAAGACACCTTCAATATACTGGGACTTCTTACCGTTCTTGGTTTCAGTCAGGTATTGTAGACCCTCAGTTAGTGTTTCCGATATCAGTTTCATCAGTTTTTGGTTCTGAGTTGTTTTCTGGTTCTACAGAAGATGGAGTGCCTGGGGCTTCCGCTTCTGGAGTTTCATCTGGAGCATCTGGAAGTTCCATACCCCCAAAGTATGACTTAGCTATTACATCAGAGTATTGATCTAATGTCTCTGCCGATTTCCCATACATTAGGTTGTTGATAGCATCAACAGCAGCAGCACGATTACCATCAGCGATAGCATCTACAGCAGCACGTGCGGAAGTTTCGGGTGTAACTTTGTCCATAATATGTCAGAATATATTTTTATTTAGCGTTCTAAGGACTTTGTGTCCTCAACAGGCTGGTTTTCGGGGAGTATTGCATCAATTGGAACGATGCTTGGTATCAATCCAGAAGCACGTTCCTTCTTGATTTCTGCTTCTATTTCCAATCTTTCCGTATCAGTTTGCTGTAGAATCTTCTTCTTAATATTCTCTGCACTGAAATAACGTCCAATGTAAGGTTCCATCTTGACAACTAAGTCAAGGCGGTTGTTCATTAGCTCCGCATCTTTCAGTTCATTAAAGTGATTATCAAAGAGATAATCATATTGAATATGCTCCCTCATCTCTTCCCACTCTTCGAGAGAGATAACTCTCTTCAGAACGAGTTGAGTCTTTAGAAGATCATCAAACAGAACAGAAAACTTTTTACGCAAGCGACCGACGAACTTGGAAAATTTAAGTTCGTCACGAAGAATTTCATTACTTCTTCCGAGACTAAATCCTTTTTCTCCATCGAGTCTACTGGGGGGTAAGTTGAGCGACTTGAAAAGTTTGGTGCGGAAGTACTCCACATCCTTTAACTCACCAAGGTTTTGCCCACCAGGAAGAGTAGAGATCTCTGTGCCTCTACCACCCTCTCTGCGTGGTAACCAGAAATCCTCAAGCATCGACATATGCTTTTTGTCATCTCTGATCTCACCAGTGTTAGCATCGTAAACTAACTTATTACGATACCTATTCATTACATCACGGAGGTATTGCTCCGCTTTCTGCTTAGGCAGATTACCAACATCAATATAAAATATCCTACGCTCTGGAGCACGGGATAGTCTATAGATGACTAATGCATCCTCAATCATTCTAAGTTGATTGAGTGACTTGATAGCTTTGTGTAGGAAAGATAATGTGATCTTTTGATTTAGATCCTGTAGTCCAGAATCTACGTGAGCAATAGAATCCTCTGCCATACGAATGCCCTTTTGCTCAGGACCATTCATATTCAAGAATCCTTTTGGATTGTAGATATAGTATTCTTCGTGCTTACCGAAATCTAAATCCAGAACTGTAGGTTCTTTACCAGCTCTCTTTGCTTCGTTAGGATCTTTCTTATCCTTTAGTTCTCTTACCTTCTTTATTTTAAGTGGATCAATATACCTAAGTTCCGTTATACCCAACTTAGGGTTAGCTAAATCGATAACCTTATGGTAGTGAAGTCTACCATCAATATACCAACGACGGAATATTTCGTGTGCTCTTTGCTCGAAACCTAATAGACGCTTGCAATTTTCAAACTCTTCTCTTATCTTACCCTTAATATTCTCTCCTACGTTCAGATTAGATAGTTCTATCTGTACTGGAGTGTCATCTAAGTCAGATATAATAGCTTCGTTAACTACTTCATCAATAGCCGTATCCACTTCTGGATGAAGGGCCATATCACGATAACGGCGAATCAACTGGTACTCATTACGAGTTGACGCACCGCCATCGAGGTCTACATATTGTCCAAAGTAACCACCAGCAATAGTGGTAATACTATCATCCTGACTAGGAGGGATTGGGGATTGACCCTTCGGTCCCTCCTTTCTCTTTATAGAGAATCCAAATAATTGTGCCATAATAAGGTAGTATACCTTGTACTAAGGTATTTAGTCAATCTAATTTATGCCGTTATCGTACTCTTCAGGGTTGTCACCAGCAGTCCAGTATTGAACTTGGAACTCAACCGTGAATTCTTCGATCTGATCATTGCTATCATATGCAAGATCGATCTGTGATATCTGTGTTGGGAAACATCCCCAGAGCTTGTAAGACTTAACGTAGTTGTCCTGACGATCTTCGCCATTACGTCCTAGTTGATGTACTACAAGATCCTTTGTGTATCCAGTACCACCACCATCAGGATTAACCAATGCAGCAACGTTATCTTCGTGTGCATTGATTGCCTGTAGCCATCCTTCAAAGAGATTACGTAGTCTGAAGTTAGTATCGTTGATGATAGTAACTGACCAAGTGTCAAAGGTTCTGTCTCCAGCTACCTTTACAACTCTTCCACGGAAAGGAACATCTATAACTCCTAGGTTAGAGGCAGGAAGTGCTGCACTCTTACATAGGAATGATCCAAGTTCTCTGTCTGATTGTGATACACCTAAACCTGCTGGCCAATCGAGTTTGACCCTAAACAGATTAGGTTTAACTCCACTCCGTACTTTCGAGAGGAAGTCCTTTACATTACTTGTGACTGCCATTTGCTATTGACCTCTGTTAATTTATTTAGCGGGAGTGAATCTCTATCTTCCTACAATCTCATCGAAACTAACACCAGTACGTGTAGCAACGAATGTAATTGTAATAAAGTTGATAGAGCGAGAAGGCTTAAGATAGATCTCAGCAACAAACTCGTTACGATCTATGACATCGCCTGTGTTGTTTGTCTCGTCGCAGATTACGAGGTAGTCAGTTAGACCACGACGTGCTTGAATCTCACGAAGATAACCACCAACAGCGTTAGCGAAGGATGAACGTGTAACGTCATCGTTTAGATCAAAGAGAACATTCTTTGCAAGGTTCTCAACTTGCTTCTCAACAACCAAGAACAAGCGACGAACGTTAATTCTATCGAATGCACTAGGTGTGCTAAGTGCGGTCTTATCTCCAAAGAGAACAGTACCACGACCCTCAAAACTAGAGATTGGGTTTACACGTGCTTGATAAAGCTTATCACGGTCAGACTTAGCAGGGGTGTATGCTAGTTTGATTACGTTGCGAATGTTACCACGGTTAAATCCAGCTGGTGAGAACCAAGGATCTAACTCATTAGCGGTTTGAACAGCCAAGCCAGCAACATCACCATTGCAAGGTACGTAGCGATAGGTATCATTAAATCTGTCGTAGATATACTTCCAACCAGAGTCAAATACTGCATAGGATGTAGAAGAACCAACTCCATCGAAGAAGTCAATTACGTTGTCTCTTTGTGCATCAGTGCTTGTAGCAAGTGTACCGATGACTGCACCCTTATAAGGTGAGACAAATGCCATACAATCTTTACGTGCAGAAGCAATGTTTACACACTTCTGTGCGACTGAGATTGAATCAACTCTGGTACTTAGAAGAGGACCAGCGAGGATAAAGTCTAGGTTGATTGATTCAGTGTCAGCAAAGAGATCATAACCTGTGTTAATATCTCCAGCATTAACAGCGTAACCATCTACACCACCAGCCATTGTGTATGACTGATATCCAAGCATCGTATAGTTACGACCACTTTGGATTCCACTTCCCCATAAACCAGTGGTGTATCCACCGTATGAAGCAGTTGTGTTAGTTACGTCGTGCTTACCCCACCATAGGTAAGTAGAAGCAAAGCGAAGGATGTTAGCGTAATAGTTGTCTGCACCTTCTGTAGTCTGTGAATCAGCAGACTTAGATACGTTCTGGAACTTCTCAAGAACTGTGTTCTTAGTACCAGAGATTGCACCAGTAGCATCTAGAACAACAATACTTAGTTCATCATACTTAGAACTGAAGTTTGAAGCGTATGTAGATGTACCAGGTCTTGAAACAAGAGTGTTCCAGTTAATGTCTGTACCACTTAGTTTTGCTGCATCCCACCACTTAGTAGAAGCAGTAACGTTTACAGCAGCAAGTTCGTATACAGTAGCATTGTCAAGAGCATCAGCAGCTGTGGTACCAAACTGTCCACGATCAACTGAGAGTTGAGGAGCAGAAGCAGTGTCAGTTACCTTAACGATTTCTCCACCAGCAATCTGGAGATACTCACCAGTTGCAATGCCAGTAGCAGAAGTAACTGTGATAGTTGCGTCACCAGCAGCTACAGCACCGTCAAGAGTAGTATTTGTAGCACCTGTATTCTGGATCAGGAGATTAGCGGTACCTGTTACAAGGTTACCATTAGTTTCAAATACTTTAAGAGCAGTACCACCAGCAGGATCAACGAATAGTTTACCAGTAACACCATTGCTCTGGTATACAGTAGTACCAGCAACAGCAGTTGTAGCTGCACTAACAGTTAGATCAAAGTCGTGTCCGTGGTCTACTACGTGAACACTAATGTTGTTTCCATATGAGCCAGCATACTTAGCACCGTAGTGGAAGTTCTGTGCTCCATCAAAATGATTAGTTGCGTAGTCTGAATCTCCCTCAATCAATACAGCAGATGCACTATCAGTTACAGCGTTAACTAAGTTGCTGTCTCCAATACGTACAACTTGTAGTTGTCCACCGTATGATAAAAAGTTTGTTGCGGTGAACCAAAACTCTGCGTTGCTTGAGTTTGGCTTACCAAAATATTCTAGTAGTGATTTCTCGTTGGTGATGTTCACCATCTGATTCACTGGACCTCTCTCGAACGGTCCAACTAATGCTCCAACGTTATCTACTGTTGAGTCTATACGAGCGTTAGTAAGGTCACGTTCCTTAATAACAACTCCAGGTGATACTTGCCCTGCCATTTAATTACCTCTCCGAATGAAGATCCAGATTTGTCTAAATTTATTTATCTAAAAGGGATCTTTCAGTGGGGAAACGATGCGTGAACTACCAGTCAGGGTATGCTTCATTAGGTGACTTATCCTTTCTTCTCTCTTGTATCCTTTTAATGGTGCAGACCTTACATTCATATGAGTAACTAGATGCCAGTTTACCTCTAGCCTTCCTAGTAAGGTAGAAGTCCTCTATCAAACTCTTCTCTTCTCCACATACTCTACAGCACCTTGTTTTAAAGACTAGATGATCTACAGAGAACTCCTTATCAAATTCCATTATGATACTTTACCACCCCATTCAGAATTAGGATCTAATCTCTCCATATAGTTAAACCCAGATCCTTCTGGGTATATGTATTTACCATTCTCATCAAAGTTTGGTCCTACTTTCTTTGCAGGGTATGTGGGGTAAGGTCTTAACCCTGCTCTCATCTCATTACCTTTTCTTCTTCTCAACTGATTACCAGTCTCGTGATCTTCAGGCATAGTAGGCCACGAAGATCCTAAGAGCTCTTTGATCATCTCCTTAGTGTAACCTTTCATTTTTCAGCAGCATATAAGGCAAACGTAGAAGTAGTTATAACAGTCATCATATTTGCTATATGTTGTTTGACATCTGAATCACAAGTTTTACCAGGTATAAAGCAACCAAATATTGTTGCTGCTACTATTGCTAATTGAAAAAATATAACAAACCTTATAAGGTCGATGACTTGCTTCTTAGTATCCATCAAATGTAAGGCATCATATAATCTACTTCGTATTGTTTAGTACCATATTCATCTAGCTGCCATACATTACCATCCTCATCTACTATAGTCTCTTCTTCTAATCCTGTCTCTATGAATCCGAACGGAGCCATATCTTGTTCCATTTCATTCTTACGTTCATCATAGATCTTCTTACGAACGTCAAGGTCTGTTAATTCCCTGAAGAAATCCTGAAGTACCATCCAAGAGAATATGACGTGACACATTACTAGGTCATCGTGATACCCTTCATCTGCTTCAAATGAATCTTTCTTCTGAACAAACGTAGTTAGTTCTGCAATAGTGTCATAGTCATTGATAAGTAACTTATCCTCTTCTATGAGTGCCTTAAGGTTAGAGCATCCTTGCTTCTTAACCGTCTTAGACATCTTGACACCTAACTGTGCTTTACCACCAGAGAAACCAGATCCCATAACCTGACCAGCTCTACCACGCATAGCACACATCAATAGATTAGGATACTCCAGATCAAACTGAAGAATAGAAGCAACCTGATCTCCTATATCATTCACCTCTATCATTATATTTGCATTATTATAATTCCTTGCGGTGTCATAGATTACATTAGGGAATAGTATAGGTTTAATTTCATTGTTTCTATACTTACCTACTAATCTATACGGGAACTCTGTGATATCAAATACACAGAAGGCAGAGTAATCCTGTGCGGTTCCTCTAGCTACGTCAACAGTAATAACATACTCGTGTTTATCTTTTCTATTCTCGTATAGGTCTAATCCTTTATTCCTTACTATAGGAGTATCAAATGATAGTGCTTTTAACTTAGCAGGGTTGATAAGAGTATCCTGTGATCCTAAGAATTCACACTCAAACTCCTGAGTGAACTGTCTTTGAGAAGTATTACGTATAGTCTGTTCCTTCCATTTAGCATCTCTACCAGGAACCTGAGACCAATGTACTTCGTGATTTACATATTCGTTTCTACCTTTGAGGGAGTCCTCCCACATCTTGTAGAACATATTCATCCCGTTAGGGGTGGATATGATAATTACTTTTGATTTCTTACCTGAACTAATCGTCGGATAAACGGAACTAAAAAACTGATCGCATATATGGTTGGGGATAAATGCAAACTCATCAAGGAAGACAATATTGAAAGACATACCACGGACAGCACTGGCACTAGTAGAAGCTGCGATAAGTTTTGATCCATTTTCTAACTCCAGTGATCCTCTGTTCCAAGCAACGATACCTTGCTGCATCCAACGTGGTAAATTCTCATACGATAATTGGAGACGGCTAAGCATTTCCCTAGCCGTTGCAGCTTTGTTTGCAAGAATTGCTACGTTTACATTAGCATTAAACAGTGCATAATGCAACAGGTAGGTCGTAACGATAGTAGACTTACCAGACTGACGTGGTAGTTTTGCTATATTAAATCTGTTCGTATGGAACTTATGCATCATCTCCTTCTGGAAATCATACATCTTAAAGTCCATCAAACCTTCGTCTATATTAACAATCTTCAAATACCTTTCAGTGAAGTAGACAGGATTGTCTCTACACTTAATATACTCAGCAACTTGTTTCTTTGTGAAACTCTGCTGAGTATTTGCTTTTTTTAAATTGGGGTTACCAAGATATATGTCAGTAGCTGCTCCCATTATCTCCTCACCACAACATCACCTTCACCATCATCTTCTTCTTCTAGTTCTTTAATCCTATCCTTAAGGTCTTTGTTAAGTGGATCTCCTAGGTTGTGAAGTTCTGGTGAGTCTAGTTTAAATCTATCAGCAATTTCTTCTTCTGGTCTTGGTGGTTGTAGTTCTCTAAAGTTGACAACCAATAGTTCATCACCTTCTTTCACATCTGCCATCTCTGGGTGTGGAAGAGGTTTTTTATTTCTATCGTACTCATTTTGTTCCATAGTTTTCCAACCAACAGACATTAAACGAAATGCTTGAATCAATAAGTAGAGTGAGAATCCATAAAATAAAATAGGAATCATTCGCTCAGTACTTCTGGTTCCTCATCAAGCATACCTTTGACAAAGGGTGAGTCACCCTTAACTCTCATCATCTCTTGTATCTCTCGTTCTTTCTTTTTAAATCTTTCTTCCTCAAGAATCTCTTGAGCCATACCCCACGAATTCGTGGCGTTATCCTTTATGTCGATGTTCCTTATGATGTGCATTTTGTTTCTCCTGGAGAGGCCATTCTATTATAAGTCTAAAAGTTTTGTAACCTTTTGAGTCTAGAGTCTCTTGTTCAAGACTCGACCAGAGTCCCAAACGATCTCCTAATCTCGCGTAACTCTTCAAAGTTCTTTTGTTTAGTGCCACCGTCATACTCCCAAGCATATCCTTCTGTGATCATCTGTTCATTCAGAGAAATCGTGGTGTCATCAATATATAACCAACCAAGAAGACGACCATACTTACCAGTCCCACCAACAAGCTCAGTGCGAACAGAAAGTTCACCGTCACCATTGATAGTGTCTTCAAGTTTCTTCTTAAGCCAATTAGTCGCATCGATACCCAACGCTTTCTCTTCAAGATCACGTGTGCGTTTTTCTGGCGTGTCAACTCCAGCTACCCTTACTCGCTCCTTTTTATATAGGTCGAAACCAAGGTCTATAGTGACATCTATAGTGTCACCATCAAGTACTTTGTCGATTGAGGTCACTCGGAAGTTGTAGCAGCTCTTCCGACTCGGTGGTGTCATCTTGCCCATTGGGGTACCAATCATCATACTTAAGTATGTATACGAGCACCACAGTAACAGCGATCAATAAAATAGCTATCATTATATTAACTGACCAAATGACTTCAGACATATGCTTCAGCAGCAAGTCTAAAAGCTAATCCTAGAGAAACCCCCATTACTGTGAGACGACTCATCCACCACATTATCTCGTGCTTATTCTTATTAATGCGTTTCATAGCTCCATCCCCATAGTGCAGTAGTCAATAAAATGAGGATGATCCTTTAGATAGGATACATCCTCTTTACTGTGTTCTATTGCTTCGTATGCGTCTTTTGCATATTCACAAATTTCATAGTGTTCCTGGTTATTGTCGTGATAACCAACAGTGTAGTGCGACATTGGGATTACGATTATTTCGAGTCCACTACTAGTTATAAGTGCTTATACCCCTATCTCGATGGGTGTGTGCTATCCCTAACTCGTGCATTTTAGCGTGCTCTGCAATGGGATCTTTCACAGTCTTACCGCCTGGTCCAAAGGTAAACCAAAGACCCACTCCTACTAGAGTTAGAAGGATTCCAATAATGACAAATACTATTATCATAATAGTATAGCCCCTATGATGAAACCTTTAGCAAATGAGATGCATAGCATCTTATAGTTGGATAGTTTGAACTTGCGTTGAAATTTTTCAGCAAGATCTCTATCCCATCCGACTACCTTGTCGAATGCATTTTTAATATTTAAGTTCCACATTAGTAACCTAGTTTGTCTAGAAAGAATATAGCAGTATAAGGGTGACCATTGCTAGATGTCAAGACCTCTATAGGACCATCAGCAGTGTCTTCTAGAACACCACTACCAGCAAGGTTCATCTCTCCACATCCACCAAGGATAATTGAAGTGGTACCACCACGCCCTACCTTAACGTGCTTACCTCCATCTTGAGGCATTGAGTAAATAATTTTTGCGATATCCATTCTGGTAGGAACCTGTGTACGGGTTGCTACACCCTTACTACCAGCACCACCAAATTCAGGGACACCTGATTCGACCACTACGTCATATGATAAATCTGACGGATCGATCGTAGTAGCATCTTCGGACGTAATCTTCACGACCGCTTGCTTTTGATTGTTTTTAAGAACGACTTTTGACATAGCTAGTCTTTATTTGTATTTAGATTTGACGACCATTTTTTGTGGGAGTATGCACCACCCTTCACTCCAAATGATCTCTTCGTATCATTTGATACCTTGTCTGAGATCGGTGTCATCTGACCCGATTCTTCGAGATCCTTTAGTATCGCTTTGAAGGGACGCATTTCTGAAAATAATCCGCACTATAGTTATTTATGCTATAAATAAATGAAGGGTATGGAACAAAAACTGTGAAAAAGATTTTACTAATATTAGGAATATTTGCACTTGGTGGACAAGCTGCACGTGCAGATATTACTTCACGTATGACTTCTAGCGTACAGCTAACAGTCAATGCGGCTGCAACTCAGATGCAGAGAGTGGGAAACTCTTATAGCATCTCTGGTAATAACGTGGACACAACTGATGGAACGACTGCCAACACAGTGAGTGCTGGTTCTATTAGTAGCGGTGTCTATGGTCCTGGAACTATTTCTGTTGTTCAAGACGATCCAGGCGAGGCGTTTAGCTTCTCAACTTCGTTTATTCAAGGTGACGCTATACATACACAAGGGCCAGATGTAGGTGATGTATCACCTTACTCCAACCAATTATCGACTGCTGCTGGATCCGCAGGATCCCTTGCAGGAACTGTAACTTCGCAAGGTGCCTTGACGGTAACAGCTGGTGGAGCTGGAACTACAGCTACTGGACAGTTTGTTACAGAGCTCCAAATCGACTAGTGAAGTGGAGGTTTTGGCAAAATGAAGAAGAGGATTGCCCTATATGTGACTGCTGTGGTAAGTGCAAGTGTCGTTGCTGCACCTGCCCTGGCGGTCCCAGTGGTCCCCAACTTCCAGCAGGGCTCGATGACGAGTCATACCGAGACTGAAAGCACAGTCACGGAGACAATAAATTCAATTGATTATCGTACAGGATGGGAATACTCAGTGACAGGGGTAGGCGTGGACAACAATGGCGAAGCCCTCAACCCCCCAGTGAACACATCAACAGTGACACTCTCGCCAACAGTAGGCACGGGAGAAGCAGCCGTAACGGGAAGTGTAACTTCTTCGTTCGATGCTATAGACTTCTCCGCACAAAACAACTTCACAATCCACGAACCTGGAGCAGCGTTTCAATTTACCCAGACATATCAAGGACCAGGGATGACCAACCAGACAATAATACAAAGATTAACCACCGTAACGTCAGTCACAGACACAACTTCAACGTTTACTCAATAGGTAATGTCAGTGGAAGATTATCAAGAACCGCAGCCGCTTTATGCGTCACTAGTGCTAGTTTGTTTTCTACTAGTTCTGCTCTCGCTGAAGGTGTTGGGGGCGTAAGTGCTACTGCCAATCCAATAGCCAATAGTTCGGGCTCAGTAACCAACCAGGCAATACAGGTTTTACAAGGTCCATACGTCACTAACACCTACGGTGGTGGGGTATCTTGTCAAGGTACGACTCTCAATATGACACCGTATTTACAGTTTGCAGATTCAAGGAAAGATCCTTGGGAAGATTTTTATAACGAACCGCAATATAACCTAACAGATCTAGAAGGAAGAACAGTACAACAAGTCGTTACTGTTAAGAACTACCCTTGGGAAACTTGGTATGATGACCGTACTAAGGCAGACGGTACTAGATGGTTTGAAGATGGAGATGATATACAAATAGAAATAGATGTACCAGCTGGTGATGGTGTACCTGATGTAGTAGGTAGTGGTGGTACTATGACCCCTACTTGGTATAAACCAATTAGAACAGATATGAGAGCGAATCAGAGTTTCAACGTAGGTATCTCTGCTACGCTTTCTATACCATTGAACAGAGGTATGCAACGTAAGTGTTCTGAAGCTGCAACAGCACAAATAGCATCTGTTCAACAGTTGACTGCTAACAAGCGTTTAGACTTTGAATTAGCTAGACTCAAGAATTGTGGCGAACTCAAAAAAGCTGGTATAATGTTCCACCCTGCATCTCCATACCACGCAGTATGTGCAGACGTTATGGTATCATCTCCTGGTAATAGAGTACTTCCACACGAGCACGAAATACCACAACCTACTTGGACGCAACCTTCTTCTGACCAAACTTCAGAGGAAGCATCCCCTTCTTCTCTCGATACTGATTCGTCTTCTTCTCAGATAAAGTCGGACGGTACGGAGTCTTCCCAAGAATCTTCTGAACCTTCGCAATCGTCTTCTTTATCACAGGCTTCACAACTTTCAATAACAGATCCGCAATGGGTTTTGCAAGTAGGGCAGACGTTGTTGCCACCGCAGCAATCGAAGCAGTAGTTGTTACTGTAGGTATAGATGGTAGAAATTGCTCTATTGTTGGAACAGGTTCCCATATGGTTTCACATATCTTACCATCAGGTGTCAGTTTATATTCTTTAACTTTCTCTGTACCCTCCTGATTCAGGTCTCCAATGCGTCTTGCATTGATTGGAGGACATTCTACCTCTTCTTCTCCACCTCCAGCTGGAGGAGGATCTGGAGTCTCTGGGACGGGTGCATCAGGTGGATCCCCTGTATCTACTCCTCCTGCATCTGGTTGCTCTTGAGTAATAGTTTGCCAAGATAGTTCTCTATAATCATAGTCAGGTGGTTCATAATAAGGAGCACCAGCATCACACAATACTACATTTCCTTTAGGGTCATCATCGACCAGCATCTTATTAATATTTTTTTCTTTAGCATTCTCCTTGTGTACCTTTACGCAACCTGGCATATTAACTATAGGAGTACCAGCTAGGACAGTTACAGGAACTGTTACTGGTATAGCTTGTGGTGGTTCTATTAACCACACACGAGCATCAGCAATACCTCTAACACCTATACGATTAATTCCTGTCTCTTCTGGTTTAAGTGTCCCAATAAAACGAATTCCAGTACCGTTAACTTGAATGTTAGGGATACTGGAATTGCTGCTATTAGGGATGAATGGAATACTATTTTCCACTTTGAGGTATCACCTGTTTATAATTTTGAGTTGGTGGTTTTATTCCCTTCACAGGACCACTAGACTTTGGCCAAGCATTAACCAATTGTAAATATACTTCTTCTCTAACTACCTGTCTGATTGCTTCTATTTTAGCATCTTCACGTTTCTGAGGACCACCAGTTTGTTGGTCGATGAGATGATTCCCACCGACCGTAGCACCAGTACCTATAACTGCAGCTGCTGTTACTCCTGTAGTTACTTTTTGAAAGTCCATTACCTTGGACCAATATCTCTAGTAGCAGGCCCCATTACTGGTGGAATAGATGCTTGATCTGGTGAGGGAGAAGGAGCAAGATCAGGAGCACCTAAGTTTCCAAAGTCAGGTTCTGCCATCTTAGGTACCATACCAGCACCACCTAGTGCACCACCACCAACACCACCTAGAACGTTATCTAGTGCCTTCTCTTTAATGTCTTCTATGATGGCATCCTTTTGAGAATAAAGATAAAAACCACCACCAACAACGGCACCAGATATAACGAAAGACGTAATAGCAAGTACATTAATAATTTTTTGCATAATAAATTTTAATACTCTGATCTATTTAGCTACTCTTCACAAGCGTCTGCAAAATCAGCAGCCATATTACCACCGAGTTCAGCACCTTGGTTTCCACCAAACATTGCTACCCAACCAGCAGCCAACCATCCTACGAATGGTATGCCTGATACAGCAGGTGCAGCAGCTGCTCCAACGCTAGTGCCTACAAGTCTTCCTGTTTGTTCACCACCACCGACTGCCTTTATACAGGCTTCGGTTTTAGCAGTTACATTTCCATCTGCATCTGACTTACCTCCTGTAACAGCTAATGCAGCAGGGTCAATCCAAGCACTCCGTGTGGATACAGGTCCACCGTGATGGAACGCACCGTCCATTGTGTACTGTGAAACTACTTTCTTATTCTCATTAGCGAGTCCAAGGAACCCACCTTTCTCTTTAATTAATTCCTCTCTCCACATCACCTTAGGATCGTTAGCACGATATGCTACTTTATATCCTTCCTCGTTTGCTTCTATATTATAAGCAGAATAAGGTCCGCTAGGTAAATTAAAATCAGGTAACTTACTATTATTCTTAGTAGCAAGCATACCAATCATACCTATATGACTAATGCCTAGGAGACCGCCAGCTCCCAAAGCAAACCATTTTGTCCAGTTAATTTTTTCCATAATAACCTCAAGTTGTTATAACGTATATTTTTTATCTGTGTCTTTAGGTGACTCAGCAATGATTTTTAATGGTGCTTGTTCTATAACAATAGTTTGTGTAGGACCGCCATTCTTTCCTACTCCATTAGGACCACCATTTCCATTCATTTTCATTGTACCGTCACCTTTCTTACTAGCTGTCTGAATTCCGAAGCTAGCTAAAACTCCAGTAAAAACTGAAGCTATAAAAGTTGGGTCAATTTTTTGTTGCGGAACTCCAGGAATTGCAACGTAATTTAAAGTCAATATACCCCCAGACCACACTAGTACACCCAATCTCACGAAAGTGGAGATTATGGCAGCCTGTTCGTCTTCATCAGGTAGTATCTTGTCTTTTAGTTTCTGTAGTGGCCCTTTTTTCTCCACTAATTCTTCTTTAATTTCATCAGCCATCGGTAGTTTCCTCTACTTTTTTTAACATTTTTGCTAGTTCAGCAGTGCTACCAACAAACATAGTGTTGTTGACAGTAGACGGACCTTTTGATGGCCCTTCTTCTTTGACTTCTTTAGTCTCTTTCTGTAACTTCATCAACTTGTCAGTTGTATCCGCTACGTTCTTAATCATCAAAGCTGCAACTTCATATGCTCTCGGATGATCCGATGATGCTGCAACATCAAGAATACCGTTAAGTGCTTCTTGACCTTTATCGATTAAATTATATAGCTGACCACGTGTATATTCGTAGTCTTGAGTGACATCTTCTTTTACTTCACGTTTAGGTTTTGCAATAACGTCTACCGTCTCCTCAGGGAGATTTAAGATGTCTTGCATATTATCATCTAGTTTACTCATAACATTTCAAACCCTTCGTTGAAACCGAAGTTGTCATCTGGTTGTACAAGAGCATCATCTAATGCATCGATGTTACCATCAGCATTCTTATCCTCCAGTGCCTTAGGAGTATAAGTGAGTCTTGTATCCTTACGTCTAGTAGTATCACCCAACGTACCAATTTCTGCAATAGACTTCTTGATAACACCAATATTGGTAACAGGACCATAGAGGTATGTCTTGACAGTAAACTGCATACGATACTCTAAGTAACGACGGTTAAGAAAACTACCGTCATAGGTATCAGTATAATCAACACTGTTGAGAACAACTGGACAATCCTTTATCTCATCCATATCAGGAATCATCTTGATAGGAAGGTTAAAGGATGGTTGAAAATAAGGTAAGATCTGTTCTAAGATACCAAGACCATCGTCTTGTGACTTAGCTAAGATACCTAATTCAAAACCTATATTGTAAGGTACTGGCATATACTGTGAACGTACGCCACCAGTAGCGTCGTCTGTCTTCTTATAGACAGAAACAGGACTAGTCTTTCTTTGAGGATCATAGGTATAACTATTCATCTCAAAATATATTCGTGGCAAAGTGATTTGCACTTGCTTATTGATATCACTTAGATCTTCTAGTCTTGCGAGAAACTTATCTCTAGGACCATAAGCTAAGGGTACCTTTTCACGTACTTGCTCAACACCATTCTCATCAAAGTCACGTAGTTCGATATTATTAAAAATAGTACCGAATGCTATGACAGTTCTACGAATAGTACCGTTATAAAAATACTGCAACATTAGAAGCTACCTGTCTTATTTCCAATTTCGCCGAATGGATTCCTTTCAGAGAAGTCAAGAACATCATCTGCTTTGAATTCAATAACAGCATTGTCATCATATTGAACACTCTCGACCGTAATCGTAGTGAACGACTGGATCTCTCCAGTACCATTTGGTCCTGTAACAGTTTCCCCTTCTTGGAAACCACCAGTAGGATAAACTACAACTAGTTTACCTGTAGCAGCATCAAAGGAAACTACAGTACCTGCACCACCACCGCTAGAAGTAAAGTCCTCACCCTCTGCAAATGTACCTGTGACATTAATCAAGGTAATTGGGAAGGTATATGCTTCACGTTCTAATTGATCGACTGCCGAATCACCAGTATCAAAGATCGTGTTACCACGCTCCATAATCTCTGTAGTGATCGTGTAGAAATATACTTTGCCCAATTGGAAGAAAGGCATTTCTTTCTCTACGAATTTGATTTCATAGTTATCTCCTGTTAAAGGATAGTGTATGATATCTCCTTCATTAGGTCGATCTGGAAGAGATGGATTAGCAGCATCTACCTCTTCCCACCTATTAACTGAGACAATAAATGTTGCCTCATCAGTGATCCTTAAACCGAACTTGGTTGCAAGCTCAGCACCAACACCACCGAATCCTTCTACGTTCTGTAGAAGCATTTCTACTGTGTATATAGTTGTAAACTTTGATAAAGTGACATCATTCATCACTTGATCTTGAACCATTATACGAGGGATGTACTTGACATCACTACCAAATAGTTTAATCTGTTCGTCAACTAGGTCTTGAATAAGACCTTGTTCACCAGTAGTACCGCCGTGTAAGGCAGGGAAGTAGGTGCTAGTAGGCATTATCCAATAAGGTCAAGGGGTGGAATTGCATAAGTTGAAAGTATTTGACTTTCAATCTTTTCTAGCTCCAGAACTGCCTCCTGATATATCTTCTCTCCATTGAGAGTAATACCACCAGGCAATTGAATGTTCTGATACTTAGTTAAGTTGATACCCCATTGCTTCTTAATAAGAGCAGTGAGATACTTTTTCATAAAGGGATCATTGTTCATATCCGTATATGTTGTAGGATCTAATGCCCTATAACATTCAATGATAACGAACTCACCTGCTTTCATATCTTCAGCAGCAGTGTCAAGATAAAGTCTGTCTTGTCTCTGGTTAAATCTGAATTGAATGAACGTACCGTTATTCAAAACAAAATCAAGAGTCTCAAGATAACTCTTGGTCATATAGTAGTTAAGTATATCAACTGCACCAAAATGATATAAGTCATTCAGGAAGATCTGATATTCTATACCAAATAAATTACCTCTTATACCACTAGACTTGATACCAAATATACGACTAATACCATATATGTGTTCAGGAACTAGGATATAATTATCTCTCTCTGTCCACTCAGTTGTACTACCAGCTACCGTAGTAGTCTGGTTCTGAGATGCAAAGCGTGTAACATCGTCAGCAGTAACCTCGTGCTTAAGAAGCATCTTCTCAGCACCGTTATAAGTCCATTCAGAGAACTTCTGGAAAGCATCATCCGTCAGATCATCGATCTGTTCCTGAGCTACGTTAATTTGCAGTACAGGTTCCCCCAACTGCCTCTTACAGTATGCTTGTAATTCTGCTCTCGTACTAGGTTTTGCCATTACACAATATTACCCTTCTCCTATATTTAGACAGAAAGGAATATGTGTAATGGAGATTGTATATTAGCTTTCGTTGAGGAGTTCACGCTCTGGTGCTTCTTCCTCAGTTGCAACTACAGGAGCAGACTGGTCTTGGAGAATGTTTAGACCTTCAACAGCACCTTGAAGTTTTAGATATCTTTCTTTAGCTGTGTTAAGCTTTTGCTCGTACTCAGAGATCTCTTTCATAAGATCTTTCATCTGAGTCGAAAAGTTTAGAATTAATTCTTCGGTATTCATTTTAGCCATAGCTGAAAATAAAAAGGAGGGTTATATAACCCTCCAATTATATGCGATATTTATCAGAGTGTCAAGATTATGCCTGAGACTCACTCCAAGAAATACGTCCTGTTACGGTGAATGGGTTAGAGTTGCTAACACCCGTCAAGTCAACAGGTTCTGCGGTAACAGTTAGGAGGTCAGGTCCGTTCGGGAAGATTCCGTCACCACCAAGTATGGAGTTACCCATCTCAATGATCGAACTAATGTCGTAGGACGTAGCACCAGTTAGTCGGTTACCACTGTTGTCTATACCACCACCAGCAGCACGGAAGGAGAAGATCTCAAGTCCACCAGCGTAGGTGTCATCATTCGTGTGCTTAATCAACTGAGACAGTGACGGAGGTGCCACGTCTAAGTATGAGTCAGTACTTAGTGATGGGTTTAGAATTAGTTTTACTTCGCACTCGTGTGTGTTAACAACGTCGAGAGAGTTGAGCTGCAACTGCATTCGGTTGATAATTTCACGTTCACCCAAGTTACCAGATAGAGACGAGTCAACAGAAGGTGACAGTCTAATTGATACAAGAGGTATCTGCGAAGGAACGGTGTTGTCAGTACCAGCGACAGCACCAACACTCATTGTTGTGCTTGAAGGAACTGCGGGGTTACCTAGAGCACCGTTAATGATGTTATAACCTTGGTTCCACTGGAAGGTTGTGTTACCGTTAGCGTCAACGTATAAGAAGTCAACTTCTAAGTTACCACCTGAGGATCTAGATCTGTAGATAGAACGTCCATCCACGAACCAACCATTAGCAACGGAACTATTATAAACCGTAGTACCCTGTGTTAGGACACTTGCTTGGTTTGTATTGAAGAATAGTCGTACATAGAATCTTTGGTTTCTAGACCAACCCTCACCCAAGTCATACTGTCTCTTAACTTGAGAGTTCTGTTGTGTTTGAGAACTCTGTGACACTTCGTTGGTAAACTTAAGCAAGTTACCAGACGCTGTGAAGAGGTATGCTTTGTCAGAGTCGAATCGACCATCTGTGATAACAGAAGTACCCCAGTGGAATAGACTTGGGATGTAAGTCGGAATTCCAGTGTTGTGAATCTCGTAACGAGCAGGTAGGTTACCTGATCTGAAGTATGCTTCTGTCAAGCGGTTGTTGTGCTTGAACTCGTGGATGTACTTAACGTGTCCGTTCTGATCCTTAAATCCGAAGCGAATCTTACCAGCACCATACCAAGAGTAATCCATATACGCCATCTGGATCTTAGTGATGTCTAGAATGAATCCAGACTTACCTGATCCATCACATCTATCGATGTTCCACTCACCCTGAGGAATCTTAGTATCGATTGTCTTAGTTAGAATGATGTTTGCAGCAGTAATACCTTTGTACTGTGGCTGAATGATAACTGATTCATTGTTAACAACACGAATCACCTTATGTGACTGTCCACGAATAACAATGTATTCTCCATTACTTAACTGTGATAGGAATGAAGTATCAGAACCTGTTACAACGTTAGAACCACGTGTTACAGATACACGACCTGTTAACTGAGTTGTGGAACTACGGCGAACGGCGTTCAGAACGTTACCATCATACTCGAAGAACATACCATTCTGGAAGTCAAACATACCAGCACGTACATTGGAGTTAGACCAAGTTAATACGTGGTACCCTGTAAATCCACCAGCAGCAGATGAAGTAGGTGCCTGATCTATGTTATAACTGAACGTGAATGCGTTGTAAACGTAATCAACTGGATATGCTCCATTGTAGCTAGCATCAGTTGCATCAACGAACTCACATTGTGTACCAACCTCAAGGTTATGAGGAAGCTTAGTCTGAACCACAATACGATGCATAACAACACCATCAACATATGGTGAGTACCACGCACGTATAGAAGGATTCTTCGGTGCGAAGTTGATAGCGAGTGATACCTGTATACCTTTACCTGACTGGTAACGGAAGTATCTACGTGTCTGTCTGACAATCTGTCCATCAGGTGACTTACTGGTTCCAATATCCATACCACCGTCAAACGGTCTGTGTAGGAAGTATCCATCTGGACGTACGTAAATCGCAGTGTCGATGAAGTACTCAGTGTTACCAGCAGAGTTGTTACCACCTGTTGTAAAGGTTGCTGCATCAGCCATTAGGAGTTCAGTGTCATCCTTAATAGCAGAAATGGTTGTCTCTACAATTGTAAATGTAGTAGCAGAATCGTTGTTGACGTATCTGAATGTGTCACCAACCTTGAAGTAACGTGTGAAGGTAGTATCAGTACCAGTAGCAACACGTGAACCAGTTGTAACTGCGATATTACCATTACCAACAACCTGTCCATCCATATTGGTGTGGATCAGTTTCTGTAGTGGTGTCTGTGAACCACCAGTTGTTAGGGTAACGTTAGTACCAGCCACAGCAAGTGCAGTTGATTCTGCCAACTTAATATGGTCTTGGTCAACAACAATAACGAAGTAGTCTCTGTTATCTGTCAATCCACCAATGGTTGTACCACCAGCATCTTGATAGATTACACGTTGACCAGTTCTCATAAAGTGATCTTCAATTTGGAGAGTATGGTTTGTCGTGTCAACAATACCACCTGATCCAGTGTCTCTTGCATCGAACGTCTTAGTTGTTGGGACGATCTGGAATGGGACATCAACAACGAGTTGAGTCTCACCCTTGACTTCAGATACGTTGTAAGCACCGTCAGTCGCACCAAAAGCAGCAGTCTGGTTCTCGAAGACCTGAGTACCAGATCCAGCTGATGTGAGGTCGTTCTCACCGCCTGGGTATGTGAACGAACTTGAAGTGCCCAATGCGAATCTATCGTTCGTCGCAACTTTAACATAGTACTGAGTATTAGGTGTAAGGTTACCAATTGAAGTTCCAGCAGTTGTGTAGAACAAACGTTCTCCGTTGGAAAGGTTATGGTTTTGATAGTATATACTATTCCTCATTGGGTTAGCAAATATACCAGTCATACCATAGGTACCAATAGCATCAATTAGTCTGTAAGGTGAAGTCCAAGTTTGCTCTTTGATTCTAAATCTATTGTCATCAACCTTCTCAGCATATACTGTAGCTGGAAGTGAAAGTGTTGTGATATCGTTGTCACCATTATAGTAACGTGGATCATTACCAGCAGTCTTAGTAATAACGATCTGGTCGTTAGTTACAGCACCGTGGTTCTCAACGTAGAAGGTATCGTCATCATTTGAACGATCCTGTACAAGCATAATATATGCGTTACCATAGTAGTCATTACCGTGGTTCCAAACCCAAGATCCGTGAGGTTGACGATAAGCATTCCACCAGGAATATCCATACCTGAAGTGATATCCGTAGTCGTTACCATTCAATGAGTAGTTGTAACGATACCTATTAGATCTGTAGTTGTTTCTATCATACAGTGGGTTGAAGTCACCGTTAGTTAGTGTAGTAGGGCTTTCAGGTAGATAGTCATCATAGTTCCAACCAGGACTCCATCCCCAAACTGCGTTACCACCGTGGTACCAAGCAAGGTTGAATCTTCCGTCATAGTTAGAGTTGTTAAGATCACCATTACCATTATATTGACGACGGTTCATCGTCAAGAAATAAGTTCTGTTCCAGTTGGAGTTAGAAATACCTCTGTTATCTGAGATGTCGTTGAAGTCACGACCAGAGTTAGTTGAACCCCAGTTCCAAGATGCCCATCTGTATCTCCAGTACCAGTTCCACCAAGGCTTCTCATCTGAAACGTATCTGTGGACTAGAGCAAAGTTGTGCTTACCGTAGTTGTAAGTAGCTTGTGTACCCTGTAGTGATCCACCATCATTTCTTAGGTTAATGATACCGTGCTGTCCTGGGTTACCACCATTAGATGCTTCAAAGTAAGCATTAGATAGTTTAATAACAGCAGTACCACCATTAGCAGATGATGTAGATTCTACACGTGCGTGATAAACACCATTACGTTGTAGGTTCTCAATACAGTAGTCACCTGGGTTAGGATAGTAAAGTAAGCAATATCTAGAACGGAAATAGTTAGCATTAGTACCAGTTAAGGTAACTGTCTTACTTGTATAGTCAACGTCACCATCATTAACTGTCCATAATCCAGTTGGTTTATGATCCCAAGGCTGGAACTGAGCCATATCAGGTGTGATGGTTGTTGATATGTTATCCTCGTAGTCAACTACGGGTCTACCATCAGCAGCAGTTGCTGTTGTATTAGCAACTGATAGAATTTTAGGAGAAATGGTATTAACAAAGTACAATGCAGTACCGTCAGCAAAACCATTCTCATATTCAGTTGAAAGAACAACCTTAGAGGTTGTTGCAGGGCTGAATGAAGCTTCAAATCCAACACCAGTATTACCAGCCTGTGCATCATATGCATACAGAGTGGCAGGAGTATTAGCGGTTACGTAAATACGAACATAAGCACCAGCAGTACCTTCTGTTCCATTTACATATACACCATCAGTATAAGCAACACCACCACCGTGGATACCATCAGCAGTTGTACTGAATCTGAATGGGTGACCAATATTGGTAGCATCATCTAACTTAAAGATGTACATACCGTTTTTGTTAACGGTAAATATATTGTTTCCTTGAGGAGTTCCATCAATACCGAAGTAGTTCTGACCACCAACGTTAACGACATTAATAGCATACTCAAATGTGTCAGCAAGAATACCTTTGTCGTTTTGAAGACTAATGGCAGAGCCTTCATAGAACAAACCAGGAATAATACTGGTATATGAACCAGCAATATTAGCACTAATTGCTTGAGTAGCACGTGCCTTATATGTAAAGGTAGTTGCACTAGGTACAGACTGAATTAGGTATGAACCTTCAGCAGTTGTAGATGCAAGACCAGATACAACAATAGGAATACCAGATGTAAGACTGTGCTCGTATAGAGTTGTTACAGTTACAATGTCTGACAATGCAGTGACTTCAACAGTCTCAATAAACGGAATTGTTGTGTCAGATGTAGCAGAGTAAGTAGAAGGGATGTTGTTAACCAACTGTAGAGTTTCCCACTTAGTTGCCTGTGGCCCGTACTCAAAGTCGGTGTCAATCATCGTTTCAGGGTTTGAAACTCTGAGTTTTGATACTGGGTCAACCAGTGTCTCAGACGGTTCAAACTCTGCTGATTCTGACTCTACGAATATTTGCAGCTGATCCGTAGCTGCCATCGTACTAGTATCAGCTTGCAGACTGATAACAGTTTGTTCAAAGTCTTTGTCGTAATCGCATCCAGTGTCATTAGCAGATGGAGGATTAAAACCTTTTGTAGGATCTGAGAAGTTGTATAGAATCTCGTTATCTGTAACGTTCGTAATCAGAAGGATCCTCTCTCCTGATATGTTATCCTTAATAGAAACTGTACCACCCGTTAAAGTATTTGGATCATACGGTACGAAGGTATAGTCACTGATTAGTTTCTTTGCCATTGGTAGTCCCTTGGTTTATCTTGTGACAATTAAATAATAAAAAATCCTCAACCGCCTAAGGCAATTGAGAGTGCAGCAATCTTGGATGTGATGCCCACACCACCGATTTTGAGGGTCTTGTTAGTACCTGTCAAGTTTAGGTCGCCACCAACGTCGATGTCTCCAATAACGTTTCCAGTTGCGACATTTCTAAGGTTTCTTGATCCATCAAGTACTTCTGTGCCAGCCACGGACAAGCCGTTCTTGGCATTAAAATTGATATTTGACGTTGCCATCGTGGTTCCCTGTCCCCCCGATAATCGGAATATAGGTTTTCTTCAGTTATTTATACAATTAGACATTCATTGTCGTTCTTGTGAACTGAATAAAGGTTCCTATCGTGGCAGTTGTACTTAATTCTAGATTGACACCATTAATTGCAGCACTAAATGTGGCTACTGCAACTCCTGGATTTGAATGTACATCTCCGTACATCACCACGAATGCATCAGTTCCATCGTGAGTTAGAATTACTTCACTAGTAGATACGTGTCCACCGTGTGAAGCATATACTGTATATTTGGCACCACGTACATTTGCAACGATCAATGAATCGAATACTTCTGTAGCAGATGTAGTAGTCATTGTACCAGCACTAATACCAGTTTTATCTGTGATATTAATATGGTCTGTATTATTTGTTGTACCTATCTTGACAACTGAAGAACAAGAAATATCTCCTGTAACAGTAAGAGTTAATGGAATATGAGTATCGTAGTTAGACCAAATAGATGATCCTCTTATCTCCAATGCTGGTGTTGCTTGGCTACTGATATGGAAACTAATATTTTGGTTAGTTGTAGTAATCTCAGTGAAATTACCATTCTCTTTGAAAGCAAGAGTATTATTGAATAGTGGATGTGTATTGTTTAATTGTATAGATCCCAGAAGAGTTGCGTTATCTGGTTTAATAGTAAGGAACTGATCTCCACCTTGGATCCTAGCCTTATTAGCAGTAACACCAAATGCAACTTCTTTAGCGTTATCTAACTGGATATCACCAGCAGATATGTGTAAACGTGAAGTTGGGTTTGCAGTTCCCAATCCTACACGGTGATTTATTTTATCAACTACAAGTGTTGTACTGTCTAGGTTAACATCACCATTAACCTCAAGTCCACCCATAGTAAATGTAGCACCTTGATTTAATTTGATAGCACTAACAGTACCATCAGAAGGTTCACCTACATCTATAGTATCTCCAATAACCAATCCAAAGAAATCGATTCCTGGGTTTGGAGGATCAGAGAATGTTAATTGATCGTTATTAATTTGATAAGCAACGTTTGCTTCTTGCAGAACACCACCAAGTGATATAAACAACTGCAAAGGAGCACCAGGATATATTACCTGACCACCTACTCTCAGGTTAAATGTGGTATTAACTCCATTAAACTGAGAAGCTACGTCATCCAGTTTACGGATGTTACCTATTTTTGGTGTAACGCCTAAATACGCCATTTCTTATATAATGAGTAGTTTGCCATTGGTACCAGATGAGTTTTGTGCACCGCCTTGTCCAGCAGTACCTCTATCTGGATCAGCATTATTACCAGGAGTTTCGTCTGTCCCTCCTAATGTAGAACCAGCTTGTATTCTGGTCTGATCTATGTAGGAAGATCCACCACCACCTCCGTGGCCATTGGTATCTCCTGAACCGCCACCACCACCTCCGTAGTAGCCAGCACCACCCCCGCCACCAGGATAGATGAGCAACATACCTGCTCTACCACCCAATAGAGAAGAACCATCTACTGAATCAGTGAAACCAGCAAAACCACCTGCGGTTTGACTACCTCCACCACCACCTCTTTGATCGAATAGTTGACCTATTTGACCGTGAAGAGCACCACCAGCACCACCTCTCTGATCGGCACCAGCACCACCTCCACCAGCAGCAACTAACAATGCATTAGATTGAACAGCAGAATTACGGAAGACTGCTGAGAATCCTCCACCACTTCCACCATATCTTACACCATTAATACCACCTAAGGCACCACCACATTCTCCTGCTGTTGCAGCATTTGTGGAACGAGGATCACCTCCTCCACCGACACAGATATAATATGTCTCGCCAGGTAGTAATTCTAATCCCCCAGCTACATATCCACCTGCACCTCCAATACCACCAGGATCAACACCACCAGCTCCACCAGCACCCCAAGCAGTAAACTGCACAGTGATTCTAGCGTCTCCAGTGACGTTTGATTGTAGTGTATATTCACCCAAGTTTAAGGTTAGTTTTCCTTGAGTATCTAGATCGTGATTTATTACAGGATCACCATTCTGAGGAGTAACTATGATGTTACGTACTGGCTCATATTGTGATCTTCTAATTTTTGATGTGTCATAAAATGGACGCAAATGTCCTTCATCGGTCATAGCATCTAACCGACTTTCGTAATTTAAGGTCTTTAGATTACCGATGCGAAATGACATTTAAGTTTCCTTGTCTCCTATAAGAATAACGGTTACAACCTGAGATGAATCCGTTAATCCAAAAACAGCATCATTTGTATCTGTTAGAACAATAGGATAGTTAAGTTCAACATAGAATGTTTCACCAGAAGCTAACTCCTGTCTAATAAACTGTTGTGGTTTATTAGCAATATCTAACGTATCTAAAGCACCTACATTATCTTCAACATAATACAAGTTAACTGTCTCGGTAGTTGTATTACCATTAAACAGTATGAAACCCTTGATATATGTTAATGTGCTAGCTGAGTTAACGTAGATTGGGGCAGCCGTACCTGTTGGTACGAACTGAATGTTCTTCCCATTATACGTTAAATTTCCTCTTGATAGTGCCATTGTTTACTAGTGCCTCATTGGTATTTAGCTGAACAGCCAGATGTCTCTCATCTCGTTGCGATCACTGAAGTCCATACTAACAGTGCCGTCCCCATTGTCTGAGGTTACAACTAAGTTGTATCCAATTTCAGCAGTTGACGTAGCTGGGAAAATTATGTTCCCCAAACGAATTCTATTTGGTGCAGGACCACCAGGGTCTGCTTGTATACTTACTCCGCTTATAGTAGCGTTATTAAGTGTAGCAGTATTAATAACACCACCAGTAGCATCTGCTTTTAAAGCAATTGCATTGTTAATGGTGGTGCTAAAGTTTGCATCATCTCCTAAAGCAGCACTCAATTCATTTAATGTATTAAGTGCACCAGGAGCAGCACCAATCAAGTCATTAAGTTCTTGACGAACAAAACTTGTGGTAGCTAGTTTTGTAGAGTTGTCATTAAGAGATTGGAGTACAGCAGTTGAGTCGGAAGCGACATTAACTGTAGTCCTATCTGATAATGAACCTAAAGAGTTCTCAGTGGTAATGTAAGTCCCGTCAGAGACTAAGATATCGGTGGTGACACCGCTTACAACTGCAAATAAATGGAAGTTATCACCATTTTGAACTAATTCTGTTTTACCACCTGTGTCATCAGACTCAAGGGTAATTTTTGGTAGGGTATTTGCTTTGACTCGTAGTGCATTAGAACTTCCAGCACTATCAATGTCAACTTTAAATGAAGGACTATAGTTTCCTACACCTATAGATCCATAGCAATCAATGTCCCTTACATTGATATCATCAGTTGTTAGAAGTTCAGTAGCACCAGATCTTCCATAGAAAGAAGATACCGCACTGGTAGGTCCAACAAGTGAAGATGAGAAACCAATATGTGTGACTTCTATTTCACTATTAATATTAGGAGCATCATCAAAACGTAGAGTTAAATTCTGTCCAACCAAGGTATAAGCATTCTTATGCTGTACCAAACCATCTATGGTAACCATAATGGCATTAAGGTTTGGAGCTGCCTTTGACATTGTGAAATCAACATCAACTCCATTAGCAGTGAACGTTTCAGAGAAGATCTCTGAACGATCCATATTATTAACTACAGAACTCTGTACCTGTCCAAAAAAGACATCACCTGTATCAGGTGCTTCAGAGAAGTAGATTCTTTCTCCTTGTACCCAGAATGATCCAGGAGAACTAGTAGAACTACCTGTATTAGGTTGTTGGTGAACACCATTCAAACTGACGCTAAGTTGCATCGTTTGACCAACTGTTACAGGGTTATTGTTTGTCGTACGTAAAAGAAAATTGTCAGTAGTACCGTCAAATTGAGAGGAAATGTCTTGGATCTCCTTGATCTTTGAGACGTACGCTTCTGGATTAAGACCAAGATATGCCATTAGACTGATACCTCCATAACACTGGCAATACAGTCTAGAGAACTTACCGTGTCACATTTAACTAGAATTTCGTCACCCAGTCCTACCTCTACTTTAACTATAGCATCACCAGATGTGTGAGTAGTAGGAGTTGAGTTTGCTTGTGCTCTATCAACGTTGAGAGTAGTATCTCCAGCACCAGCTAAAGAAGTAATCTTTAAAATCTCATTGTTGATCTTAATATAATCCTGTGCAAGCAGTTTCGGACCTGTGTTGTCACTGATAGTGATTGATACAACACTAGGAGATGTCACGTTAGCAGCAAGAGTATCACTGACAGCTGGGGTCGAATCCCTATATGCGTCTTCGTTATACTCTAAAATGATTTTCTGACCCTGCATAACTTCAAATGCAGATCCAGCTGGGATAGGTACATTCTTTACAATCATCACAACATCCTTAGGATATTGAGGATCGATGCTGAATGCTGGATACCTATTGATTGATACTTCAGCAATCACCGCCGTTTGGGTGGTGTTTGATAGGTTGCATCCAATAATAACTGTTTGCTTCTCAGTTTGTGTTCCTTGAAGTTCAACAGCATATATGGAAGTCGTAGATGTTCCTACGTTTTGTTTTGAAGTTGAGATGAATTTATTTGCCATTGTTAATTAACCGAGAGCGATAGCAAGTGCAGTAGCGTCAAGACCCGCTTCAACAGATACACCGACCTGTGCAGCAAGGGTATTCACCTCAGCCTGCAATTCATTGATCGCATTAACGAGGTTTGCTTTGTTTTGAGTAGTTAAGTTAGAGAGATTACCGATAGTAATATCTTTAATCTCATTGATAGCAGCGACAATACTAGATTTAGATGTTGTGCTTAAATTGGAAAGAACACCAATAATGATATCCTTTGTTTCATTAAGAGCAGCCACCAAACTTGTATGATCAGCGATGTTTGCTGATAAACCTGCAAGGTTACCAACATCTTGATCAAGTTCATTGAGTGCATTAACAATACTAGTTTTATCAGTAGTTGTCAGTGATGACAATGATTTGATAATAGTATCAGTAATATAGTTAATTGCTTCGACAACATTGTCTTTATCATTAGCGGGAATTTCGTTAGTGATAGAAGCAATTGGACCTAACTCAGTGTCTAACTCAATAAGACAATCAGTAATAGTCTGTGCAACTAAATTGTTAGCTACAGACTGGGCAATAACTTTGCCAGAAAAATCACCGTTGTCAACACCGATCTCGTTGATCTCGACACGTTGTTGTTCAAAGGTAAATGTTTTGTCTACTGTTCTTACTGGCATTAGACTCTAGGGTGCTCGGTTTTATTTATATTAGGCAGTAATGAGGTCTCTGTAATACTTGATAGTATTAGTAGCGTATACTGGTGTGAAGATAATTTCAATGTTTGCTCCATTAAATTGTGCAGAAATGGTACCTAAACCACCCTGTGCAATTCCACCTGAAGTCATAGTTGCATATTCTTCAATGTAAATGTCTGTTCCATCGTGAAGGATAAGAACTTCTTTTACCTGAGTATATGCACCAGATGTGCATTGAACAACATACTTACCACTAGTGTAACTAGCAGTAGCAAACTGGTCGATCACAGCAGCAGTAATAGAAGCAGTAGTTGCTGTTCCTGCATCAGATCCACGAATATCCTTAACGGTAATAAGAGAATCTGCTTGATCGTTATAACGAATTTTTTCGTCTCCACCTAAGCATAGACCCATTTGGTCAGCTGCTGGACGGTAGAAACCATTGTCTTGGTCTTGATAGAAACTAATACCTGGAATAGCTTCGGTACCGTCACCAGCACCAGTGAAACCAGACAGGTTAGTTAGTCCATTACCATCTCCAATGAATGCAGTTGCACCAACAGTACCGTTGACTTGCATTATCTGTGCAAGAGCATTGTTTGGATCTTGTCCAATACCAATCTTGTTATTGGTAGGATCTAACTTAAACAGTGCAACGTTAGAACCAGATGGTTCCATTGTTACAACTGCACCGTCAAACTTGACGTATGAGTTAGCACCTGAAACATCGATTTCAACTGCATCGATGTTAGACTGTAAAGTACCTAATGTATAAGTTACATCACCAACAGTACTACCAGTAAAACTACCAGTACCTAGTGCGAACTTATCTTCTGATTCATCAAATCCAATAAAAGCGTTGTCTTCACTACCACGCTCAATTACCAGACCAGAGTCACCAGTTGGTGCTCCTACAATACCATTACCAAGTTCTATTAGTTTGTCACCGATTACGGTGTTAGTTGTAGTGATAGTTGAAGTACCACCTAGTACAGTCAACTCACCATTGATTACGACATTATTAGCAACTTCTAAATCTTGTGTTGGGTTTCCAACTCCGATACCGACTTTACCTTCTCCTGTAACAACTAATGCATCAGTTACTGAGTTAACTCCACTACCACTACCTCCAGCAGCAGGTGCAGTCTTTACTCGAACAAATCCACCTGAAGCAGATCCTGTTCCAGATCCACCAGCTATAATTAAGTCTGATCCAGCAACGTCTGTACCACTAGCGTCATCCCTACTAACTTTACCAGTAACAGAAAGAGTAGTAGCAACCGATGCTGCATTAAAACTGAACGTACTTGTTCCATCTATCTTAGGTGGTGTGACAGCACCATCCTGTATAACTGAAGTTCCAACAGCTTCTAGTCCACCAGTAGAACTTAGTTTTTGAACTGTAATACTGTTGTCAGCTAGTTTTAACGTGGTGACTGCACCATTTCTGATAGTAGAAGTGGTGACCGCCTGGGTACCGACTCCGCTATCTAGCTTTGAGTCACTAACCAGCCCATCGTTCAAACCAGTTCTTCTGATTCTTGTTAGAGCCATTGCTTTAGACGATTCCTATGTGAGTATTTATAGTTTTGAAAGGACTTCTTTTAAAAGACCCTTTATTTCATCTATCTCTTGCTTGAGATTTTTTAAATCCTCTGCATTTGTAGTTGATTGAAGAGCCAAAGATCTTTGTCTCCTGTATGCTTCAAATGCTTGTTTATCGGTATTAATAACAGCTCCAGTTACAGAATCCTTAGATAATTCTGGGTGTCCTGTAACTTTCATCGATCTGAAAAATACCTTTCAACAACTTGAAGTCTCTCATCCCATTGAGCGATCATATTGATCTCAGTTTCCATAGCACCCAAGATATCGGAATGTTCTCCAATACCAGCAGGGTTCTGTAAATATATTTCAACATTAGCTTTGTGCTTTTCAATTTGACCTTGATAGTAAGCACGTAAAGCGTTAATGGTATTTGCTCTTGTAGACATAATTAGAAAGTGGCGATAGCACGGAGATCTCTTATTCGAGGAGGTAGAGCAGGGTTTCTACTCTTCATTACAATTTTAATAGCGAATGAACTAAACTCTTTCAACCCAGTAATAGTATAATTGTACTCCTTGAAATCTGATTGAGATTCCGTAGTTGGAGAGAAATTAGTACCACTGGAAGGTGTAACCTCTACATCTGAAACACCTGTCTTATTAAAGTAGCTCCAGTTAATATCCTTAAAGAATATTTGTTGTGATGAACGTTTAGTCTTATACATCACGGTCACATCATCTATTTCCTGTAGTGCAGCACTTAACACAACGTTAATACTATTACCAGGATTATCGATTGAGATTTCCTTTGTAACATATGTAGCTACGTTAGAGGAATTTTTCAACCTATCAGGTGTGAATAGATATCCATTAGAAACATAAACCTGTTTAATGCTTACAGGAACTTTAAATGATTCGTTAATTATAGAAACTCCACCTTCATAAAGTCCATCAGAAACTGCACCAGATCCCATCAAGTCACTCTCATCGAATGAAGAATCATTAGATGTGAATGTCAATCTAAAGTTTTCTGCATTCCAACGAGTAACAGTACCAGTCTTAGAGTCATCACTATTAGCAAGTTTAATACCAGAAGCAATATTCAACTGTGCTAATGGTAAACTACCTGTAATTGTAATTGGTCTCGTTAGACTTAAATTACCCGAAGCAGCACCTGTTGATCCAGAAGAACCATTCAAGTCAGCATTGTATGGTGAAGATCCACCAAACTCGATGGATTCTCCAAGAACAAATCCATCTCCTTCTGTAATTCTAACATAAAGTTCACCAGGAGTGCTAGAGTTATCCCAATAAGAAAGTATTGCTCTAGTACCAGAAGTTAGACCTTTAATTGTCTCACCAATACCATTACTAACAACAATATTAGCAGTAGTACCTAGAGGAATAGGACTTCCAGCACTATCTTGTAAGCGAAGCATTACTGTCTTATGTAATTCTACTTCTTGTATCTTTCTACCATATCTTTCTTCAGAACCACTAGCAGATTCAATACGGTTTGATGTTAATATAGCCTTAGGATTCTTAAGACTTAAGATGGGTGAAAGATTAGGATTGCTAGTGCTAAGAGTTGCGGTAAGGATAAACGATTTTTGACTGTTAAGTCTACTACTGAATAATTTTTCATTAAGTTTAGATGCTACAACTCTTTGAGTTGGGAAATAGTACTCCTTATTCAATATAACTGGCAATGCAGAATCTGGAGTATAATCAACCGTAGTAACAGCAGAGTCTATTGGTTTAACTAATGTAGATGTTACAGCAGTTTCCAACGTAGTAGTTGGGAAATCTAAAGAATCTACTTTAAGTAATGCTTTCTCATACTTAGTTTGACCTAAGCCTTTAACTTTGAGTCCACCACCAATGGCACTACCACCTGCGACTGTTGACATCCCAACAGTATAAAAATCAAGACCAGCAGATAGAACTGAGAAGATCTGACGATTTAATGCAGTAGTAGAGAATCCTCCTACGGATGATGCATCTTTAAGTGCAACGTAGGATCCCGCATTCAAACCGTGATTTTTATGTAAGACTTTAACAACCTTGTTATTAGCAGCAAACAAAGGACTGGATGTAGTATTAGCTCCAAGTGCATTTGTTTCGATAGGATTGGATTGTAAAGGTTCATATCCTTGATCCATATTCACTAGATTGATAACACCTGAATGTGTGGTATCAAACTGTGCCATATAAAGGTCAAACTTTAGATCCTCATATTGATTCTCAGTCCAGAGGTTAGAGTTCTGAGACTTGAACAGAGATCCAAGTAGAGGTTGTGTGGTAACAGTAGAGTTAGAGTTAATCTCTGTCTCACCTAACCTAGAGATAAATGTTTGGTATAGCGTGCTGTTACTTTCAACAACTACAGCATACTCTCTATCATTCTCTAAGTAAATAGGATACTGGAACTGGAATTTGGTTGGAATAAGTGCTTTATCTGAAGTAGCAACACCCATTCTTACAGCAGGTTTTGTAATCTTAAGAACTGCTTTAGCAGAAGATAATTGAGTTGCAGAAGCACTTACAATCAACACACTAGGTGCAGTAGTGTACTCACTACCACCTAAAGTAGGTTGAATTTCATATACTTTCTGATCTGTGATCTGTGGAACAGCAGTTGCTGTAACACCACCAGGTAATTGAGGTGACTCAATTGTGACAGTTGTAGAACCTGCATATCCATCACCCATATCATCAACAACGATCTCAGAAACGTAACCAGAATCAAGAACGATCTGCATCTTAACGATGTCATCACCAGATCTTGAGTTATTAGCTACGGTCAATGATGTAAGAACTAGAGGTTCACCTGCAATGAAGTCCTCTTTATTGTGATCTCCAAGAATTAAAGTATAAACTTGTGATGTACCTAGGGTATAAGTATCATTGACCACAGGTACTGGTTGATTCTGTGAATCAAGTACACCAATTAATGGTCCTTGAGCATTAGAAGTATCACCTTCAACGATCTCATTATGAATTAATGTATGGCTACCACTAGTGATTGCTCTAATATAAGTATTGGATTCCATTACAGAAACAGATCCAGGAAGAATATTCTTAGTAGGTCTGCCTGAAATAGTATCTGTCAATTTGACAGTAATAGGTAGTGTAGGATCCTTGACTGAGAAGTACATATCAATAGATGATACAAATACTCCACCATCAAAACTCTCAACACGGAATGTTTGTGCTAGAGGGTCAGATACACTAACATCTGGATTTAAGATGTTCTCAGTATACTGAGTACCATCTACCTTATCAGCAGAATCAACATCTTCCAAAGCAATGATGTCATTTGGAGTTGGTTCAGATGTAGCAGCAGCTTTGAAAGTTACAACAGCGTGTGACTCAGCAGTTGATGCATTAGTATTGCTACTTGTAAACTTAATCTTCTTATCACCTAATGGGAAACGTAATCCAGGAGCAGTTTCATCCCAAGTAATTGCATCGATGTCATCTTCATACTGAGTTCCTTTAGTTGGCTTTCTACCTGAAGGCATCAAGATAACACCAGTTGCTGCACCAGTATCATCAGTAACTAAAGTATCACCCCAATTTCTAAGAGATGATCCAGGCATTCCTGAATAGTTACGATCTGGTACTAGGTAATCAGAAACATCCAATCCATCAATGAAAGGATAGATCCTAGTATTAGGCTTCATCCTCTTAAGATGGAATTCAATATATTGTTCTTTAACGTATAGTGTAATAGCAGTACTAATTGTTTGCTCACCAACAGTAGTTGAAGACTGTTGAAGTGGAACCTCAGTATTCTGAGCAGCAATATTAGAACTACTACCAGAAGATGCTAGAACTACCTCAGATTCAGGTAGATCAGGTGCGTCAGAACTTAGAGAATTAACGTTACTAAATTCTGTACTATTACCTGTAACAGCTAGCTGAGTTACATTATGAATTTGAGATAGAGCATTCTCTCCATCATCATAGATCTCTAGAGGATCTAGTGTTTGGTTATCATTATTGTTGATAGATGGAAGAGCGTGCTCATCAAACCAAGGATCAACATTAGGACTAATTTCTACAGTTCCTTTATAATTGAAAATAAGGAATGGATTAACAACTGTTGTATTTGTAGCAAAGATGTTCTGACATAGAACCTTCTCTGTAAATGGTAGAGTTACTACACCGTGATTAACAACATAGTTAGAAAGAGTACGTGCGGTACTAGATTTATCTTGTTCAACTAATGATACAGTAGTTTCTTTTGACTCAGGACGTAGAGTACCACGTGTTAAATCTAGTGCTGCTTTATAATCAACAGAGTTAATATGTGAAAGACTATAGCTTTCAAAGTTATCAACTACGAAACCAGACTTGAATCTATCCATTCCAGTCTGACCGTCTTTGATTTGAGTGTTTAGAGCACCTTGCTCTAGAACAGAAAGCATTGTGTATCTTTCTAGACGTTCAACTTTCTTTTCGAGTTTATGGATATCACGCATTGTGAATCGCTTATTCTCTACTGGGAAGATCTTAACTTTCTTAAGATTGTCAGTGAACGCAGGGATATAGATCTTAAAGACCTTAATCGCTTCGTCTAGAGATACAGAAGATTGTGGGTTTGTTGATCCAGCACCCTTCTTAACTGCGAAGGTACCATCTTTCTTTAAGTAGACAGTATCGATACGATCAACATAATAATTATAAGAACAACTAAAGGTAAAAGGAGTTCCAATGCTAGTTTTAGTGTCAGCAGGAAGAGCAGCAGTAACACCACCAGCCGTATATACTTCAGAAACATTTGATCCTGTATCCATTACAGAGGCGTTTACATAGCCAGGAATACTGGCTGAAGTTCCGACCAAAGGACGGAAGTCAATAACATCAGCAAGACTCTTCTTACCGTGAACCAATGATGTTACTGTAGGAATTGATTCATAAGGAACACCATTCTCGTGTAGATAAGAATCTACAGTAAAGAAGTCTCCTTCTGAATGCTTGAAGTAATCAAAACCAATGACTAATGTGCCAGTTGGAACTCTGACTCCAGGCTTCCTAATAATAGTAGCAGTATCATACAGGTTATCCCTTTGACCATCGTCAAACAAGAAGAAATCTGTAATATTTGTACCAGTGTTACCTAGAATGTTTCCATCTTCATCGACAGTAGGAGCAATTCCAGGAGTACCCTCATATACATAACGCAAATTATATACATCAGAGAAAGATTTAACCTGTCCTGTAGGATTATCATAATCATCACCTCTCAAAGGAATAATAGTATTATCTAAGTCAGCAGTAAGAGAGATTCTCTTATTCTTAGTTGCTGTCTTAAGTTTTGGTTTTGCTTTGGTAGTTTCGATGGTGGCATTCATCTTCAACTTCATACCTGTAAGTTGTAAGTTGCCACTTTGTACAAAGTAATTCTCTGGAAGTGTAATTACCAAAGAACCAGCATTATTAGTAGAGGATCCACTAGTTACACTGACCATAGATGAATCAATGTATAGTAAATCACCATCTTGAACTACATCACCAGTAAGACTACCATAACGAATAGTATCAGTACCTGATTCATATACTTCTATAACATAGTCACCTTGACTGAATGGTACAAATTGCTGTTGACCATAATCTAACTGTGCAGCAATACTAACAGTATTATTAGTACCATCTATAGTTACAGGTTCAATGAACTGCTTTCTAGAATAATATGTAATACCACTATCATCATCACTCTTAATTGTACCAGCTATCTTAGAGTTAGCTAGTGGTAATAGAAGTGTTGATTTACCTGAGTTTTCAATCTTAGCTCTAACACGAGTAATAGTATTAGAAGAGAATCCTTTAATAAGACGTTGCTTAAGATATATTCTACCTGGTCTATCAGTTGATGGATTACAAGCACGATAAACCTCATACTTATAAGTAACACCATCTACAGTGATCTGTATAAGATCATCTTCTACTAGTTCATCACCAGGACGTGCACTGTAGTTTGTTGCCTCAACATAATCTGTATCTTCCTTACCAGAATACTGTAGATTATTACTAATAGTCTTAAGATCAGTAGAATCTGGTTCACCATACTGAATATCACCAGTAAATTTCTTACTAGTTGCACCGTGCTCCATACCAAGAGAACGAATGTCCTCAATACCAAAGTTTTGGATTACATCTGTATACAATACAGCTCTAACATATGCGTTTTCATCTACTGCACTATGTGTTCCACCAGTATCTACAACTTCTAGCATAGGAGGAACAGCAAAAGTATCAATAATCTCTCTTCTTCCTAATTCTGTGAAACGAACATTACGGATGTAATCAGATTGTCCATTAATACCATTAGCACCTATATTTCTAGAGCAAACAATATAGTTACTAAGATATTGTCTGTCTCCAACTTTTAATTCTAGGTTATTACTTGGACCATAGTTCTCTCCACCATAAGGAACGATGAAGTGACTAATACGTCCATTAACTGCAATTACAGCAGACTTCTCGCTATTGTCTGCATCGTATATTTCTTCTCCTTCTACAAACTCTCCAACAACGTTGGATATCATAAGAATATTACCGTGAGATAAAGTAGCATTCTCAGGATCATTTTGTCCTACAGAAAGACCACCTTCCACAACAGCAGTAGAACCACTAATAGAACCAATGATGTTACCACCAGTTTCAAAAGCGTGATTTCCTGTTAATTTAAGTTTAGTGAATAGGATTGGGTTTGTGTATGACAAATCAAAAGTACAATCCTGTTGACTTGCAGAAGCTACAACATTCTTTGTTTTATCAAATCCATTTGGTTTAGACCTAAACTTAAAGTCTCTTGCCATAGTACGACCAATGATAGGTGTCATTGGCAATGTATAGTCAAGGATCATTCCGTAGTAAGTACTACCAGTATTATTACCATATAATGTAATACCATTCTGAGATCCACCACCAGCAGAACCTAACTTAATAGGACCTTGTGATTGATAAGAAGTATGAATACTTGTCAGTGTCGAAATAGGTGCTCTAAGAATAAATTCTTGAATAACGTGAGTTGGATTACCACCACTATTCTCATTCATTCCACCAACAGCTACATCACCAGCCCAAGCAAGATTACCATCAGTATCCTTGTTGTACATTAAATTGGCACGTGCAGCTATGACATCAACTGGGTCATATGAAGCACCATTATAATGATAAAGAGTTTTCTTATTACCGTTAATTAGTTCAGAGAATACTAAGTCAGATACAGAACTAAGATCAATAAGATCTCCATTAGAAGGAGGTGCACCAGCATAAAGCCATACTGACATTATAGCTTCATCATTGGTGTAGATAGTTCCTCTTAGATCATCTACAGAATATACGTTATTAGTACCATTACCAACACCATTAACACCTAAGAAGGAATCAATAAACTTACGATAAAGATCTACCTTCTTAAAAGGAGTTGATTCACCATCAGAAGTAGTGCTAATAGGTGCAGAACCTGCAACTCCACGGAGAGGAATACGTGATAAGCTAGACGCATATAGTCTAGTAGTATCACGATTTTGTGTTGCTTTTGCTTTATCTAAATCTACGTACTTAGGATCTGTATTCTCTACTTCATAACCACGAATATATGCTTTACCTGGACCTACACTCAATACTAGTTTATTAGTAGCATCAGCAGTAGTATGTCCATTAACTAGACCTTCATCATCTGCCTTATAGAAACCAGTACCATCTGCTTTGTAATATTCCTTAACATCTGAAGTGAATGCCTTAACAACATAGTCTCCAGACTCATCATATGTTCTACGAGCTAGTATCTCTTCGATCTGACTAGGTGCAGTTTGCTTAATCTGCCTTTGGATCTTACCTTGCTGAAGGTATACTAACTGTACAAAATTCTTATTTGAAGGAGATTCGATTGCAAACTTCTCTAGTTCTAACTCAATCTTGAGTCTATGACCACCAGGGGCAGAGAAATTAGAATATCCTTGTGCATTATCCTTAAGGGATATATCATCCTCAGGAGTAACAATAGTCTCTGTGATAGACCAACCAACTTTATATGAAGTGTTAGTGCTATACTTACTCAAAATCAACGTCTGGGCATCGTTCTGAACGAAATGACCATTGATAAAGTAAATACCTTTTTGGACGTTTACAGCAGATCCATAACCCATTGCAGCACTGTCTGAGGGTTTGATGCCATCAGAACCTACTACCAATGTAGGATCATCATCTGTAGTTGGATTCTCTAGCTTAAGAGACTCACCTTGACGGAACTTAACATCGATATTATCAGCACCTGAACTGATATACTTAACAAAAATAGTGTCAGCATCCAATGTAGTTTCAAAAGCATAGTTATCAACATATGCTTTAACACCAGAAGTCTGACCGACCATTACCTTGCCGACCAGTTGCGAAATATTATATTTGACGAAATTAATTACACCGTCAACACTTTGAGCAACTTGAGAGACGCTACTTAACTTAACATATTCATAAGTGTCTGTATATGACACTTCACCAGGGATCACCATCTGTCCCTGTTTAAACATACTATTACCAACCGACTCCAACTGGTTCTGCAACATTGATTGCAGTTGAGTCAGTTCTCTTGCTTGGATTGAATATCCTGGTCTAAAAAGTATCCTGTAGAAATTCTTCCCCGCATCAAAGTCGTCGAAGTACGGGGTTCTATTCAGATTAGTATTTTGTGGCATCTCTTAAGACTCTTTAATTAGAACTCTACGACGAGTTTGATATCTTCAATCTGGTCAGAAGCACGAGAGATAGCACGACGGTTCTCAATGTAAATGATATCGCCTGAGTTCTTCGCAATTTCAGCGTTAGCTACGCCACTTGCGAATACAACACCACCATCTGTCTGTCCACCAGGAGTATTATATGTACTATTTACCGTAGCAGTAGAAAGTGATCCTGCACCAGAGATAGCGTCAGATCCGTTACTGAATGGGTAAACAACACCGTTGTGGGTGTGACGATCAGGAGACTGGAAGTACTTAACGATGTTGTATGTTACACCATCTACAGTTCCTTTCCAAGAAACAACTGTTCCCTTAGCAGTTACAGATGAACCACCAGAGGTATATGTCTGTGAAATTTCCTCGTCAACAAAGAAATCTCCAGAAGGACTTTGTACCTTGAGTGCACCAGTTGCACTTAGATTGTCAGCAGTAGCAAAGTCTGTAGTACCGTAGTTGTATGGGTCACGAAGTAGACCAATACGACGGAAGTCATTATCTGTTGGGAAGTCACCTTCTCCTTCATCATATGTTAAACGAGTGTTAATCATAACTCGCTTACCACCCAACTCTTCAACTGGGTCAGCACCGTGTCCACCCTGAGGAGGAATAACAACCTCTAGAGCACCACCAGTTGCGTCACTGTTAGCGTCAATGTTAGAAGGTGTTGTCAATCCAGTGTCACTGTATACATCACCTAGGTTAAGAGATGCGTATGTATATCCAGTACCAGCTGCCTGTACACTTGCTTCAGCAATAGCACCAGAATCAACTACTAGTTTAGCGATTCCAGCAGAACCATCACCCTTAATTGGAGTGTAGTAAGTACCAGCATCATAGTTAGTACCAGAGTCTGTAATTAGGATAGTATCAATTGCACCATCTACAGCAGCAGAAGTAACAGCAGTTTCTTCAATAATTGGAAGGAAGTCAGTTGACAAGAACTTCAATACGCTGTCAGTAGGGATGGTGTACATATACTTCCAAATATATGGACGCTTACCATCAGTTCTGAATCCTGGGTTACCAGCATCTTCTGGTTCGATGAAGATACCAGAGATAGATTGAACCTTAGTAGGTTCTGTAACTGATACTACACCGTTAGGATCAGTAGGAGTTTGACCGTTATATACACACTTAAAGACCTCATAGCTGCTATTCATCACATAGAATGTGGAAGCAAACAATGAGGTAGAACCAGTCGCAGTAGTCTTAGCACTAGAATAATCGGGCTTGTACATATCGTACACTGTGTTAGCACCGAAGTTATAACGCTTAACCACGAATGTTAAATCGTCTTTCTTAACCCTTTTAAGTGAGATCATATCATCGTAGATCTCAAACTTCTCTTCCTGAGAGTCAAATGGTTGTGTAGGAACGTTCTCGGATCCAGTCCTCCACACACCAGCCTTAGCAGTAGCACCACTACCATTACCAGTTACGGTAGTACCAGGAACGAAGTTAGAGTTCTGACCCTGTGTACCATTGACACCAGAGAGTAGAACAGAATTTGGGAATACTTTTTCGACTGTACCATATACAGAAGCACCACCAGGATATGACGTACCTTGATAAACAATCTCTCCCACTTGGAAAGTATTGTTAATAGCATAAAGCTCTAGGTATGCACGCCACTCTTGCGGTCTTCCGATAAAGAAGTAGAGTCTTGTACGTTGGGTACCTGCCTCAGCCGCTGATTCCTCAGCTGGTGTGGAGGTTGTTGGTTCAGATAATGCCTCGACGAACTGTTGGGCATTATGTATCCTGAACAGATCAGTGATAATAGCAGACATTGTTTTCTAAAAAGGTTTCTGAGACTGGATCCGAAAGTTATTTATATTTATAGATCTAAATCTGCGGTGATTATATAGTCACCTGCGACATAGGAGTCAGTATTGGTATCGTTGAACCACATTAAACGGACACCATATTGATCTGATGTCATATTTGTCGAGTCAGCCATATAGATACGGATTATCGTTGTGGCAGTTTGAGCATTGACTGGAATATTTTGAGTAATTGTATTCCAATTAGTGTAATTCGCTTGACTGTAGGTCACTACTGACCCAATATCAAAGAATGTAGTTCCACCATCAATACTGTAACTCAGCATTAAATCGTTAACTGCGGAGCCTGGGGCATTACCACCATTGCTTCCGTCACCACGAATCGCACTAAATGTTACCGTATTGTATGTAGTCAAGTCAGTAGGAGCAAATGTTGCGGATCTAGCTCCACCTGCACCTGAGAATAAAAGATAATTTATGTTGGAATCAAAAACTGTTCCACCAGATACGACTGATGCTCCTACGTTAGTAGTATTAAAGTCGTAAGCACTAAATCCTTTTTCGACTACACCTAAAGGATTAACACGTACACAACCAACAAACCTGTCAGGGAATGCTTGTGTATATGTCATTTTTTCTACCTTGGTTTGATCTGCTGCACTTCCGATAATGAAGCTACCTCCATTTGCGGGGAATCCAGCAGTAGAATCCACAAGAATAGTATCTGCACCATTCGGATTATCTAATGCAGAATATGTAAGTTTGGTACCGAAATGTACCTCAGATCCTTGCATATACACAAAGTTATTTGTGTCACCAGGATCATTAACTTGAGAATTATAAACTTCGGGATTATCGAAATCTTCAATCGTCAAGTTAGGATACTTCTCAGACCACCATCCTATATTCATATCTCCCATAATGTATTGTATTGTCCTACCCATACCATCAGTGTAGTATCCATTGTTATTGGTTGTACTCTGTGGTTGGATTTCAAACTTGAAGCTCTGTAGGTAATTCAAATGAGGACCAAGGTTACCAGGACTGAATGTCTCCTTAACACCCTTCATTTGAGGGTTGGTACCTGCTTGTTTCTCAACACAACCTGACTGAGCAGTTAGTTTTGTCTCTGTATGCCTGAACTTAGTAATAGCAACTGAGACACCCTGAACACCACCTGTGCATTGTGTATTAGTGACGTTAGTCTTAAGATATTGAACTCTTGTTTGTTCAGGTTTAAGTTCAACAAATATTTGTGGTTGAGGTTTAGTAGCAAGATCTTGTAGATCAATAATCTTCCTAATATGAATTATAGGATCATATGATCTGTTAATAAGATATGCACTACTACCAGCATTACCAAATACTATAGAGACACCATAAGGAACAACAGCAGCCCATTGTGCCCAAGTTCTTTGTGCACCACCCTTCTTAATGGTAGTGAGGTAAGATCTCATTAATGAAGCTGCATTAATACCTACTGGTTCAATACCAAATGTAGTAAGATTCTGGATGTCAAGAGGGTTCTTACGGATAACGAAATAACCTCTAGTAAACAGGATCTGAGGAGGAACCTTATATCCTGAACCAGCAGAGATAATTTCAGTATCTGCTATTTCACCTCTAACAGCAACAGCATTAGCACGTGCACCACCGCCAGCAGGTGCTCCAACTGGATCACCATTTGAATCAACCTCAGGCTGACTACGGAAGATCATTACTGGTGGTTCACGATAGTTCTTAGAAATCTGATCCTGTAAATCATCAGAATATAGAGAAGAACTAAAGTCATATTCTTGTGATATATTGTTAGCACTAGCATTTTGCTGAACAAATGCAGCACCCAAATTAGCTACACCTTTGTTCAATACATTATCTGTTCTCCAAGCAGCGATGTTATCGAAGTAAGTAGAGTTGTCTCTCTTAGAAAGTACGATACTATTAACACCACCTGGTTTGAGGTATTGAAGACCAACACATTCTGTACCAGCTACATTATTGATATAAACCTTTTCGCCAGGACGGAAGTTAGCAGCTACTGGATCAGTATTACCAGCACCATCAAGATATAAACTGAATAGTTCTAAAGTCTTTCTAGCTGGGATGTAGTTCTTAACTGTACCTTGCCATACTATGCCAGAATTAATATCATTCTGATCATTGTACTGACATACGACATCGTTAGGTAGGAATTCTACACCAGCTTGTCTACTAGATGTAAGTGAGTGATATCTCAACTCAGCATCAATACGTGCAACTGCCTGTGCACCATCTCCTTCAATCTGACCAGAGTAAGCACCAACGTTGATAACAACTTCATACTCATAAGATCTGAAGAATGATCCAACTGTTGTATCACTATCATAACCAGAAGTTACAAGTGCTTCTCTAGCAGCACGGATGATAGAACGAGTACCAGCCTCACCATCGATCTGAATAAAGTCACCAGTCTTAAGTGTAGAAGGTATTCTATCCTGTCTATTAAATAATTTTTCTCTTAAGTCAGCATTAGTAGTCTCTTCAACTGCCTGAACTGTCACATCAAGTAATGATGCACTAGCTCCTCTGTCTCTGGTTATACTTAAAGTACCATTCAACCAGTTAACTTTCTGTGCAGTAACACCCTCAACGAATAGAAGGTTTCTAGCACCAGGTGCCCAGTTCTGCTTATAGATTCTACCTCTTGCATATGAGTACTCATAAGTATGAGTGCCACCATTAGGATCAGTAGAGATCCAGCAATCTGCACCTTCTAAAGGAAGAACGATTTGCTGGTCTACAGTTAATCTGAAGAACTTCTTAAAGGTACCAGGAGGTTCAATATTGAATCCTAAAAGAACACGTTCTGGATCTAAACCATAGAAGTATAGGATAAAGCAAGCAGATCCTTCTGTAGGTGCTTCTTGGAATACGATAATATTATCTTCAATTCTATATGCTAATCTGTTCTGCTGGATAACACCGTTGAGTATAACTACAACGTTTTGACTTCTTTCTGCATAGAAAGGAACACCATTACGCTCTAATTCAAATATAGTCTGAGCATCATTGAATTGAGCTTCAATGGAGTCCATCTTATAGTACTTACCGTGCTTGAATCCAAAGAATTTCTGTTGAACACCTGGAGCAATAACAGCAGTACTAGAAATACCAACTGTATTCAGAGTTGCCTCACTTTGAACATCTTCACCATTCAAGAACTCTTTCTCAGTCATTTCAACCTGAATCCTGTTAGGATTGGGGAAGTCTTGAGTTAAAGTTAGTAGATAGTTATTATTGTTATATGCTGTCTCTTTAATAGTTGTAAGGACTATACTGAATAATGTTCTGATAGCAGACTCAACCTGTGCACACTGAGGAATAGAATCAACAGTGATAGTAAGATCTCTATTAGCAGTCAAGGAACTGTACTCAATAGGCCATCTCTCTGGAATAGTTCTAGTTACACCAGATTCAAATGTAGTTGGGTTCTGTACAGCATTCTCAATCAAACCAACAAATGTATTAACAGAAGATTCAACCTGTGCACATTCGTTAGATTCCTTAGTAATAGTAGGATCCTTAATCTGAGTTAAACCGTGAGTACCAACAATATTAACTGTGTTGCTACGAATAACGTTAGCAAGAATAGTCTTAAGATGTCCCATTACATTCAACACCTCAGGTACTGAGTGCTGAATATGCTCTAGATATCCATCTCTGTCTATGAATAGATCAGCAGCATCCCAAACCTTGTTATTACCACCATACTTAAGGTTAAAGACAATAGCCTTGAGGATATCTTTAACGTCATCAACACAATCACCAAGTGCATCGTGTGAAGAAGAACGAGGATATGTGTGGACAGTTGAATGATTGTCCATACCACAAGTTAGAGAGATAGCATCTCCAAAGAACTTGAATCCTGTATGTCTATTCAACCTATGAGGTCCGATATCCATTGTGATATCACCTGTATAAGGGTCGTAAACGACAGAAGATGGTTCGTATGGTATTGGTACAGATTTACCAACGTGCACAGTAATAGTAGTAGCATCTGCTGCTTTAACTACTAAGTTCCTTCCGTAAGAAGGATCTCCTTTACGTGGATATGCGTGTGGAGTCTCATTAGCATCCATTGAGCATCTCAATACAATAGAGTGCTCTAGTATTGTGACAGTATTAGAAGTGGTTATAGAGTGACTACCAAGGGTCAACACCATATCACCAGTTGCAGGGTCATATGCAACATCTGTTGGTTTGAATTTCGCACCTGTGTTAACAGTAATAGCATCATCAAGTGCTCTATCAAAGACGTGTGTATATGTTCCACCAGTTGCTAGTGAAGCTTTCTTAACACTATTTGTAGCAGCAGATTGGAATACGTGATTGGTTGTATTACTTGATGGTACAGTTGTATTAACGATTACTTGGAATGTATCATCTGATACATTACTGATCTCGAACCAACCATCAGATCCCCAGTCTTTCTTATGTTTAATCCCATCTGCGACTCCTGAGGCAAAGGTATGGTCAGTTGCGTTAGTAGATGGAATAATATCTAATACAGTAACATCAAATGAAGTACCAGAAGCATTGGAAATCTCTAGCCATCTGTTACTTGGATAGTCTGTATACCTAGGATAACTGTGTGTTGTTTGTCCAGCATCTTCAAGACAAGTAAATGAGATTGCATTATCTTCAAACATAATCCAATCACCATCTGATAGATTATGTGCAACAGTTGTACGTACGTTTAGTACACCTGTACTAGGATCATAGCTAGTACCTGTATCAGCAGTAAAGGTATCTGCAATTGCTCTAGGATATGCGTGATCGTCAGCCTGTCCATTTTCATCACAACGGAATACAATAGAACCTACATCAAATTTAACCCAATCACCATTGCTCCATCCGTGGTCAGCAATAGTAACTTCCATTATTCCATTGGAAGGAGTATATGTTGCATTAGTAGGTGTCTTACCTACTTGAGGAACAAACTGATGAGGACTTTGATTTGAAGACTTACCAACATTACCTACGATAACACCATCTTGCTTGATAATTCCATTTGTCATTGCAGAGACAAATGTATGATCAGTCTCATTAGTAGATGGTATAGTAGTCAAACATTGAATATCAAATGTATTAGTTGTAACATTTGATACAGGAATCCACTTATCACTTATAGGATCTGTCTCTCTTGGATATGGGTGATTAGTCTGATTACCATCTTCATCACAGGTAAATGTGAGTGAATGATCAATTAGTTTGATATAATCACCATTTGTTAGTCCGTGACCGTATGTTGTAACACCATTAGAACCAGAACCTATGAATGTATGAGGAACATCGTGGCTAATAGCACCTTGTCCACCATTTACATTAATTGTAATAGTTGCAGTATCACATTTGAGGACAGGTAACCAAGTGTCATAGGCATAATCAGCACCACTTGTAGTATTAGCACCTGCTGCTCTAGGATATGTCTTAGTCTGTGTAGTTCCGTTGTATAGACAACTGAATGATAGTGAATCAGGAGATAATTTAATCTTATCGAATGTTGTTAGGTGATGAGTACCAATAGTCAACTCCATATCACCTGAAGTTGGGTTGTATGAAGCACCTGTAACAGTAAATTGTTGAGTAGGTACTGTTATAGTAACAATTCCAGTATCAGGAAGATATGATGCATCAGTAGCAGTAAGAGGAGTACCCTCGTACTTGATATAAACAGCATCATCATAATATGGATCAGCAATTACACCTACTCCAACTTGTATTGGTGTTGGTGAACTGATGAATGTATGTGTATAGTCACCACCAGAAACTATTGCAGAACCAGTAGCACTTACAAAGGTATGAGCAGAGTTGATACTAATAGCACCTTGTCCACCGTTGACATTAACTGTAATACTGTTTGCAGTTGTAGCAGTAATGTCTACAGCAGTGTTGTAAACGTAGTCAGCACCAGTATTTGTTGCTGCTCCAGTTGATCTTGGATATGTGCTCTGGTTATTAGAGGATGCTATACCAACGTTACAAGAAACTGTAGTTCCTGAGACAGCAGTAATTGCTAATGCTTGTCCAAATGCAGGGTCTGTTGCTCTTGGATAAGAGTGATCAGTAGCGTGGTTATCTGCATCACAAGTAAAGGTTATCTTATTAGCACCAATTGTTACAGTATCACTGGTCGTATAGCTATGAGCACCAATGGTTAATTCTAGTACACCTGTAGTAGGATCATAATCAGCGTCAGTTACATCTTTCAGAGTGCTATCAATTGTAACTGCATTCGCAGATGTTCCACCACTGTAAATATGAGTTCCAACAGCAGCAAGACAACTAAAGGTTAGTGAATTATCAGCAATCTTAATACTAGTACCTGTAGTTAACTCGTGATCACCAATAGTCAACTCCATATCACCCGTTGCAGGGTCATATGTAGCATTTGATACATTATGGTTAACTAAAGGTGATGCACCAACATTAACTGTAATAGTATTCGCACCAGTTGTTGTAATAGGAACAGCTTTACCACTTACAGGGTCAGTAGAACGAGGATAAACCTTAGTTGATGTTTGACCGTCCATTTGACACTTGAAAGTCAAGGCCCCATCAGGGATTCGGACTAATTCACCTGTAGTAAATGAATGAGGTCCAATATTCAGTTCTAAGAGACCAGTTGATGCAGTATAGGTTGCATCAGTTACACTACGTAGATTACCAGTAGCCATTCTTGCTACTGCTTCTTCAGCAACGAAAGTCTTATTATCTTTGATTAATTTTGCAGCATCAATGAAGGTATTTGCTACAGGGTTGTCAATATTGTAAGGATCAGAGTAAACACCAATAGAATTGGATGTTGCACTGACAAATGTATGAGCATAATTACCACCTGATATAATAGCGTCAGTAACAGCAGCAACAAACTTATGAGAATAGGCACCACCACTAATAACTGCTCCAGGAAGTGCTGAAACAAATGTATGAGGTGTGACATTAGTAGAAGGTGCTACATTAAGGATGTTAATAGTAATTGTTGTATTACTTACTGCCTTAATATTAATTGAAGTATCACGGAAAGGATCTTTCTTCTGTTTGATACCATCAGTTACAGCAGAAACAAATACGTGAGTATTAGTATTTGTAGAAGGAATATCATCAAGAACAGTTACATCAAATGTAGTAGCACTAACGTTAGATACCTTTAACCATCTGTTACTTGGGTAATCTGTAGCTCTAGGATATGTTTTGGTTTGTCCACCAGAAACAGGACCAACATTAACAGTAATAGTACCAGCACCTTGATCAACAGAATCAATGTTTATAGAAGAATTATGTACAGGGTCAGTAGTACGTGGATAGGTATGGACAGTTGTGTAATTGTCCTCATCACAAGTGAATGATAATGAATTAGTAGCAATTGTTATATTGTCACTGGTAGTTAGAGTATGAGTTCCAATAGTAAGGATTAAGTCTCCGTTTCCTGGAGTATACTGAGCATTAATAACATTAAAATTATTACCACCTGAAGAGATAGCATCAATTGCAGTGCCACCGACATATTGATGTGAAACTGATCCATAATTACAACTTAATGATAGAGATCCATCTTCAAACTTGATCCATTCACCATTTGCCATATTATGTGCAACTGTTGTATGAACAGTCATCACACCTGTATTTGGATCGTAGACAGTACCACTAGCAGCTGTATGACTTATAGTGGCAGTTCTAGGATATGAGTAATTACCACTACCTTGAGTGCAATTAAAGGTTAGTGCGTTATCTAATAGTTTAATACTTGTGTTTGTTGCTAGTGTATGCTGACCAATAGTCAATTCAACATCACCAGTAACAGGGTCATATGTAGCGTCTGATACATCGTGAGACACTAGGGGTGTTTGACCAACCTGTAATGTAATCGTACCCTTCTCTAGCTCAACACCATTAGTAATAGCACTAACAAATGTGTGTACATCAGTATTGGTAGAAGGAAGAGTGTCTAAACACTGTATATCAAATGTATTTTGAGTTACATTAGAGATAGGAATAAACTTACCACTAATAGGATCAGTAGCACGTGGGTATGCAGAACCAGGAGAACTTACACCAACGTTAACAGTGATAGTAGTACCTGTTGTTGCAGTAATTCCAATTGGTTTGTTGTATACAGGATCAGTTGTTCTTGGATAAGAGTGATCAGAACCAAAGTTATCTTCATCACACTGGAAGACTAAGGATCCAGCAGCAATAGTAACTGTATCTACATTTGTAAGACTGTGAGCACCAATAGTTAACTGGATATCACCTGATGAAGGATTGTAAGCAGCAGCAGTGACATCAAACTGAGAACCACCTGTAACTTGGATTGCATTAGCAGCAGTTCCACCAACATAGTTGTGAGTTCCACCACCATAGGTACAACTGAATACTAAAGAACCATCAGCAAGTTTAACTTTATCGCCAGCTTCAAATCCGTGGTCTGTAACCTGAATTGTAACAATACCTGTTGTAGGATTGTAGCTTGCAGTCTCTGCTGTATGGAATGTAGATCCAGTACTTACAATATTAAACGCTTTATCATAGAAAGGATCAGTAGTTCTAGGATAAGTCTTAACAGAATCTCTATGATCCATCTCACACTTGAATGAGAGGGAGTTAGGAGCAATCTTAACAGCAGTATTAGCAGAAAGGTTATGTGAACCAATATCAAGTGTCATAAGACCCGTTGCTGGATCATATGAACCGTCTGTTGGTGTATGAGTATCAAGAGTAGTTGTACCTACATTAACAGTGACAGTATCATCTGTTACTTGAGTAATATCAAGGGTTGATCTGTATGCAGGGTCTCCTGGACGTGGATATGTCTTAGGTGATGATCCACCATCCATATCACAACTCCAAGTCATTGCATTATCTGCAATGGTTATGAAATCTGCTGTAGTAAGCTCGTGATTTGGTATGGTTAGTACAAGTGTACCATTAGCAGCAGAATAGACAGCATCTGTAGGTGTTAATTTAAAGTCAGATGCAGCTGCTCTCTGATAATCATATAGATTGTCTATACCAAACTTATTACGTACCGCAAGGATAACCATATCCTGTAGATACTTCATAGACCATAGAGTTGCCTCTACTTCACCCTCAATATGCTTAATATCCGAATTAGGATCAGATGGGTCTAACAAATACTCTTTAGCAGCATCATAAGTGTTACTGTTACCACCTTGAATAAGGTCGTCTGCCATTGCTCTCATTACAGACTTAAGGTCAACAATACACTGATTCCTTCCTAGACCTGGATATTGGAAATACTCAGGTGCAAACTTACTTGTATCGTCTAATATACCTACTGCTTCTTCTGCTAGTACTGATGCGTTGTTATCAATGATATTAGCAGCATCTAGGAACTTATTACCTTGGAAGAACCTCTTAGCAACGATTTCACCTCTTGCTCCAGAAGTCTGTCCAACAACAAAGTCATTAACCAACCAATTAGTCGCATCACCTATTTCTAGCTCTACAATCTTACCAACCTGTCTAGGTGGTTCTGTAAAGGTTATCTTACCATTTCCAGGATTAGTTGTTAATGTAAACGCTACATCAGGTTCCTGAATAACACCATCTAAAGAAACGTATAAATGGTCTCCTTCTACAATAGGAATACCTAAATCGAATTCTGTAGTAGTACCATCAAAATCAGAAGTGATATTATTCGCTTCTCTCATATATTCAGCATTATTCGCATCATCTTGGAATTTCATCGACTTTCCGTAGAAAGTAACTCCAGGAACTGCAATACCAGTATTAGGATCGATATATGGTCCTAATGGTGCAGAAGCGAATGTAATGGTAGATCCACTAACTGTATAAGCAGTATCTGGATCCTGAAGAACACCATCCAATGTAACAACTAATTGAGTCGCTCTGAAAGGTACAAGTACCTCGTTGATGTCTTTCTTGAATAACGTAAATGTAGTGGTACCAATGATTGTACCATCTGCCTGAACAGCACCATCGAAGGCTGGTGAGATTGCTAAGTCAAATACTTCAATTTCAACGTTATTCTGTTCACTATAGTTAATAGTTCCCTTACCACGTTGTCTCGACATAGAATCGACTCTAACGTGAGATTGAGTGATTCTTCTTGACTTATGACTACAAGTAACACCTAAAACGCCAGGTTCGATGATACTCATCACCGCACCGTAGCCATTGTCCTTTGTGCCACTTTGAGGAGTGTCTATGGTCTCTGGTTGTGTTCCATCACCTTCAGATTCAATTAAGACTTCTCCAAAGAGGTTAAATCCAGCAGGGTGTGTAAAACGCTTAACAAAGTCTCTCCAGTCATTAATAGAGACTGTAGACTTAACTACGTAAGAATAATCTTGATAATAGATTCCATCTTGGACTTTCTGTGAAACAGCACTTAATTTACTTCTATCACTCGAATATGAACCAACTGAAGTACTTGTAGGTCCAATTTCGGGAGTTATGTTCGCAACGTAGATAATTTGGATATTTGCAGTACTACGAAGTGTTTCTCCATAGATTGAGTACCTTTGATCGAATTTTCCGTATAATCCTTTCAAACGAAGGATATTCATTCCATCAACCCAATAATCGACTCTACCAGAAGCAATTACGTCTCCAGATGGATTTCTTTGCGTAATTAGCTCTCCATTCAAGAATGCCTTCTCTGGCATATCTTTTAGAGTCATAATAATGGGTGGATTGACCTGAGGCACTAAAGTTGGGTCATTATTGAAGTCTTTACCCGAAGAAATGATTTCTAGGGTAGCCAACTTACCAATATCGGTTCCGTGAGCAAATAACTTAGTATCTGACTCATAAAGTCGTAAAGTAGTTGTAGAAGCGTAATTGGTTCCTTCTTGAACAGGAATAATACGACTTACACTTCCATCTGCTCTTAATTCGATTGTAAACTTAGCATTTGCTCCATCACCTTTATCTTCAAGTAAAACAATTGGTTTGGAGTAATTTAATCCAGTATCATTAACTGTAATCGATGTAATACGTCCATCGGTCATATTTACAGTAAAGGCACCTCTAAAACGCTTGTTTAAGAAGACACCAGGTACTTGAGGTGGCATCGTATAGTTTTTACCACCACTAATGACTTTAACCCTCTTAATCGCTCCTACAGCGTATAGAGAGTCAGTATAATACTGAACATTAGTAAATCCTTCATTTTGAGGAGATGCAGGTAGTCTATAAGCAAATTCTCTCTCGAATCCATAGAAGACAGCGTGCTTACCTGCAAATGGGTCTTCTACAAGAGTAAAGAACTGATCTTCGGAATTAATCTTATTAGATACCTCTCCATAATAGATTTTGGTAGGAATATCCAATACAGGAGCACTCTTCCAAGTAACACCATCTATCGGTATACCATATCCTAGCTGGAATGCAATAAACGACCCAGTATTGCCTGGTTTGAGAGTTGACTGGTACGCTTGTACTAGTTCTGTAGTTCTATAGACGTTTTCATAGAATTTAAGGTTTCTGTCAACTAGAGAAGCATCAGAAGTGTCAAAAACATAACGATACGTCTTTTGAATGTCTATACTGATATTTCTCTTCCATTCAGACTCTGTAGACTTCTTAAATCTAAATCTCAATGATGTTGGTTCGACACTGGCTATAGAAACCTGTTTAGCAGGTGTACTACCATCCAAGAATCCAGATGAAGTGTCAATTATGGTATCACCTTCATTTTGATAGTAAACAATGAGTTTATGAGTCTCAGGATCATAAGAATCGATCCAAGCATTGTTTCCACTAAACGAAACGTTAGTATCCTTAGTAAATCTGTAATAATTAGTTACAAGTGTAACATCTACACCTTCAATATGATCTTCTGCCTCTGAACCATTAACACCACGAAGAACAGTTAGGTAATTACCACTAACACTAAGTACCTGAACAAATTCGTCAGTAATTTTAAGGACATCATCTCTTGAATACCCAGAACCACTAGCAACAGTTATGACAGTATCAGTTTTGGCACATCCAGCAGCATCTACAAAGAATGTAGCTGTCTGACTACCAACATTACCACCTAATAGTGAAGGTTGGAGTATAACAACATCTCCATACTTGTATCCATCTCCTTTTGAGACAATTTGAACACTGTCAACGTGACCATCAGCATTAGTAGTGACTGTGACAGTTGCAGCAGTACCTGTACCAATTGAATTGGTTAAATTAATTCCTACAAAGCTTTGACTAGGAGTAAATCCACTACCAGCATTAATAATGCTAAGTCTTGCTACTCCAGATCCATTGATAGTACTGACTTTTGTAGGTTCGTTTAATTGTACTGTATGATACTTCTTAGTTTCAACTTCATAGCTCTGTGTAGAGATAGAAGAATCAGGTTCAACAGTAACAATGACATCATCACCAACTGCTAGACCGTGATTGACGGAAGCAGTCTTAAGAACAGCAATATTATCTTCAATATCAAGTAATTTGAATCCTTTAGATAGAGATCTAACATTTACAATAGTTGCAGCACCAGTATTGATCTGACATCCGAAACCAACGTCAAAGAATCCCAAATCAACGTATGATGTGCTTGGTATAGTAACTGTATTACCATCAATGTCTGTTGTAGTAAGTTGATTAGGGTTAGCAGGCTGTAATTCGACAATAACAGTATTCTTGTCTACAACATTACGTAAAACCTTACCAATAGCAACTTCGTGTGCTACACCAGCAGATTGAAGTGTATAAACGACTTGATCACCAACTGCTGCTAATACTGTGTTATCAAAGGTTATATTGTAAATCTCAGTTGTAGAATCAACTGTATCAGTAAGATTGAAGGTACCTGTAACATTTTTTACAACAAACTTGGAAGTCTCCTCAATTAGACCAATTACAGTCGCTGTAGCGTTTGTATTGTTCTGAGTAAGGATAGATTCGTGATTTAAGTAAACAGGAGTGTTACAAGTGAAATAATTGTTCTTTGGAGTGTTACAAGTAAGAGTTGCAACTTCCTGACCTTGAATTTGGTCTACAGCAGCAAATAGTCCATCTCCATTGTCATTAATGGAATTATCGATGTATAAAACATCTTCATTCGTGAAATTGTAAGAAGATTGATGAACTTCAATATCTGTGATAGGTCCATACTCAATTCCACTAACTCTAGACGTTAATAGCTCTCCACCGTCTGCTGTAGCATTTACAGTCCTTCTACGGACTCCATCTGGCAAATATTTCTGTTTAGACTTAGTTTTCCAGTTTTCTTCGATAGGAACATTGTAAAATGCCTCTCCAATCGAATATGGGAAGGTAGGAGCCTCCGAATCGTCTGTAGTTAAGAAATATGCGTATACACCGTTTGGAAATTCAGGTGTAGTGCAGAAACGACCATTATTAGCGTCTAATGTTCCTAAACGTTCAATAAACTCATAATCGTTAGTAAAACGACCCATTGAGTAAGTTGTTTCGCTTGGTGAGTTTGATCCTCTAGTTGCTTTAAGTCTCCAGCTGGATTCCATCCTTTCTATCGTAGGATTCGCAGCATCTGTATCTTGGAATGGATCTTCGTATCCAAAACTACCATATATCGGATTTCCATCATACGCCCAACCTAATATTGGTGAATGACTCTTATTAGAGAGTGGGTTACCCTGACCATCAACATTATCCTGTCTTAGGATCTTTAATGACGTAGGTGCAATGATATGACCATATGCATAACCATAATTAGGGTCATTTGCTGTATCTACGATACCACCAGCATTACCATTGTCAACAGACATCTCTAAGTATCTGTTATACTCCCATCTAGTCAAAACAGCAGTTGCTGAAGCACTTCTAGACCTAGGGACTAGTGTGACAGTTGTAGAACCGTCCTCATAGTCAAATCCACCAGATTGTTGAGTGAATCCAGTGATCTTACCTGTTGCAGTGTCTATTTGGCAAGTATAGAAGGCACCTTTACCTTTTCCACTTGCATCGTAGATAAAGACATCAGGTGGCTCCGTGTAATTGCTTCCAGCGTCTATAATCTCAGCATTTTGGTTTACAGAGAGATAAATGTTCGCAATTTCACCTTGCTGAATCAAAACAGTAAATTGCCCGCCAGATCCAGAGGTAAATTCAACTGTAGGAGCAGTTGTGTAGCCAGAACCCTTATTTGTGACAGTTACGGAAGTAACTTGACCTAATCCATTAATCTCTGCCTCTGCGGTTGCATTTCCTTCAACAATAACCGTAGGAGCAATACTATAATTCCTTCCTGAATCGGTAACTTCGATTTTCTGCAATTCTCCGAAGTCTAGACCCCTTGGTGACTTATGATTGAGCAATGGAACACCATTAACCATCACACCAACTTCAGATGAGGTGGTTACTTCCTTTGCACTTGCATTTACTGGTGTTCTAGGGATAATCTTAAGATGTTCCTGATCTTCAGGTACTTCAATGTTGTCAAAAGGTCCAATAGCGTAAGATGGGAATCCAGAAGACGCAATATAGTAATTTTCGTCATCTCTATAGATTGCAGAGACATCAGAAAGAATTATATCCTTAATATTATTGGTTCCTACATTACTTGGATCAGAACCTGATAGTTTGGTAAAGTTTTGGTTTACAATCCACTGATTAGACAATGGTAAGTCATCTTGGAATCCAGAAGACTTAAATTCAACCATATTGTTGAAGGAAACGTAAGGAATCCCTCCAGCAGAGACATCAAAGTAATTATCTGCTGTTTCGTCATACTCTAGTCCAGCACTTGCTTCTGGTTCGATACCTTTAGACGCTAATCCAGCTACAAGACCGTAAATACGAAGTTCTACTTCCTTACGGACTCCATTTTCGGTATACCAACCAGATAAGTTGTTTTTAGTGAAGCAACGTACTCCTTTAGCGTGAGCATAGAGTTGTTTGTTGTCACTATTAACAGCATCCCTCTCTTTAATGATAAATTGGGTAGCTGTTTTAGAACTATAGGTGATTTGCTCATCACCAATGATTATTCGACCATCTTTCTCTGGAAATCCAACTGTAGAGAAGACATCAATACGATCTCCAACACCTGCATTGGTAGAAACGTCATTCATAAGGAATGAACGTCTTGCAATAGCAAATATACCTGATTTAGAACCAGGTGAGATGGTTAGAGTATACTGTAGACTACCTTGATAAGGCTCACCGACTATATTGTCGATAATTGCACTAGCAGCAGTCAATTCTGGGTTATATGGATCAGGAGTTTGAATAATCTCGTTACCAACGATCTTTCTAATGTCTCCAGATATAACTTCACACACTAATAGCTCTTTACTGTTCCATCCAGACTCAGAACTCTTATAAACGTTCTCTTTTGGATAGATGATGTCAGGTTTAACACTAAACAGCATCTGGAAGATGAACTCCAGTGACTGTGGTGTACCTTTGACATTATAGAAGTCCTTGATTCTCTTTACAAGGAGGTTCTTATTGGTTTCATCCCTCAAATAAGGATATGGGAAACCACTAGTATATTGTTCTTCGTAATTCTTGATTAAAGCAGCCAATAGAAGGTTGCTTAGGTTGTTAACTACTGCATATTGCTTATGTACAGCAGCTGCAGAGTCTACAAAGTTAATTGCCTCATATAAATCACCAACTCTGGTCTTTGCACTATAACCACGGACGCAATTCCAGAATATAGTATCGGTTTTAGACTCATATAAGAAGATTTCCTGATCAATCATAATGATTCCATTATGATCAGGGAATCCATCAGTCTTATCGACTGTAATATTGATATTATCAGTACCTAAAGGTATTTCAATCTCCAAACTTGCTGTCTTAACAAGAATCTCAGGTGAGAATGTATCAACATCGAGATATTTCTCGAAATTGTTGATAATGTCTTGCGGACCTTCACTTATCGATAATGCTTCATAATATTTCGACAGAAAATTCGTTACGAGGGGATAATCCTCGACAACGAAGTCTGGTAACTGACTTTCTATCAGTGCTGCTAGACTTGGACCTGCCATTTATCAGATAAGTGCTTCTTGTGTGATCAGGAATACGCTAGACTGCAAATCAAGGCTTAGATATGCTTCACGATAAGCGTATATGTCTTTGTTGGTAGGAGAGACACGAAGTTCTATCCTCTCATCATCATAACTTCCTTTGATTATATTTAACCTGTTTAGCATTACCTCTCCTTTGACATAATCAACTGTTCCTTGCTGTGCATTTAGAACAAATCTATCTTGTGTCGTAGGATCGATCTTATAAAGGTAAATATTACCCTTTTGATCGTCTGCTAGGTAAACTATATCACTTGGATAACCTGCAACTACAAATCCACTGCTTTGTACAGATGGATGAGAGCATCCACTCTTAATAACGTTTTGATAACAGATCTCATACTGGGTTACAGTATTTAATACAGGAATGAAATCCTTTCTTAGCTTGATCTCTGTCTCATTAGAGGTAATTGAAGTATCGGTAGAATCGATGATACCAACAATACGACTATATTTAAACCTACCATTGAATTTCTCAAGATCCGATGTACCTCTATAGGTAGTTAGGGCACTTATCACCGCAGCTTTCAATTCTGACTCATTCAATGTGGTCAAAGACTTGTTATAGTAGACATTTGAGTTCAATTCAACATATGTAATTGAAGGATCTACTATTTCTGGTGTAACTGAGACTACAGCATACTTCTTAAGGTCTGTAGATATCAAATTTTTAGTATATGCACTTAGTGAACTGGCATATGCTGGTTTTATGACGATTTTAACCTTCCCGTACTCTGGTGGACTAGCGTCCTCTCCACCGAAACACACAATGTCAGCAATTGCAGGGAAAATACGACGGATAATGGATTCGTAGTCATCTGCGGTAACTGCTCTATTCTGTGTATTGAAAAACTTCGGAGCATTTCGCTTAATCGAGTCAACTGATTCAAGGGTTTCACCTCCAGACGCTGCTGTAGTAGTAGTTAAAACAATCGTAGGTGCATAATCATTACCACCAACAGTATCTTCTAATACAGCACCGTATGAGAACACTCTAGCAGCATTAGCTGCTGATCCATTAGTAGTGATATATGAAACTTCGATATAATTGTTAGTATCTAGTTTCTTACCTAAAATCCCATCTCCGAAAATGATCTCATAACGCTCATCTTCACCTTCTTGTAAGAAGAAGACTTGTGATGTGCCATCGAAACCAATAATGTTATCTGCTAGGCGGTACTCAACCACACTAGTACTATTAAATGTTGGTCTAACAGTAACTTTGAGAGTACTTGTATCAATTCCTGAGTTTTGAAGGATAAACCTTTGAGGTATTGCTGCATTGAATGTAAAAGTTTCTAAAACGTAGTTACCTTCCTTAATTTCAACGTCTTGAAAGTTAGCTACTTTCTGACTGTTAAGACCTACAACATAATCCTTAGCAGTAATAAAGGAATACGTGGTGCTGTTGATCCTTGTGAGGAATTGAGATCCTCTAGGCAACTTGACGATTGATGGAATGTTATTTTCTGTGCTAAAATCAGCAGCAACATTCAAAACTGCTGTAGGAGCAACGGAAGACTTAGGGAGATATCCTATCTGCTTAGCCAGAGACACTACATTGTCCCTGAGGGTCGCTGATTCGAGGAATGCCTCATTAACTACCATATTAGCGTTAAACGCCGTGTAGTACGTGTTATACGCTAATACATCTAATAGGGTAGAAAGAGTCGATCCTTCAAAATCATAATCAGTGAAGTCACTATTAGAGCGTAGGTATTCCTTCAGAGAGGATTTAATCTCTGTAAAGTCTAAATTGGCAACTTGAACGTAAGACATTTATCGGGTTCTTTCTAGGAAGAATTCTACATCCTGTATTTGGACATCAGATTCAATTCCGATGATCTCAAAAGAAATCGCACAGTCAAAGCCATTACCATCGTAATTGGCAGAGACATCGCAACGAAGTAAATTTATACGAGGCTCGTATTTCTGTATAACATATTGAATTTCTTCTTGTAATAAAGAAGCAGTTGCTGAGTCGAGAGGTTCAAACAATAAATCCGCAACATTACTACCCAGATCAGGTTTGAAGAATCTCTCTCCTTTCCTGGTCATCACAATATTATATAACGCTCTTTTAACCGCAGCTTCGTCGGTTATGTTAAGAACGTCTTCGGTAACTGGGTTCATACCCAACGATATGGATACGTCTTTAAAGTCAATAGCCTTCGGCATACGCAACTACACGAGTTCGTGACTTTATTTAGCGACTTTTAAGTTACCTGATAGAATGTATACTTTAAAAACAACTCTTCACCCTTCTTAATAGGTCTTATAGTACGCATATGATATATCTTTCCCCATTCCTCTTCTTCAAATACTTTAATGCAATTAGGATCTTCACTATGGTTAACAAACCCACCTAAAGGGGTTCTCATAATATCTTCATCAACCACAACGTGTGATATACCCAGATAAACATCATCGGGTATATCCTCCTTAGCAAATAGTCCCTGTCCAGCGACAGGGCTATTTTGTATATGTAAACACCTAGGTAATGCCTGGTAGGTCACTTTCTTCCCTGCCCACGGTATTTCTTCCTTGCCTTATTTGCTGAAGTCGCAGCATACTTAGTATGTGCTCCTGTACCTTGACGGGTTTTCTTGGGAGTTGCTTCTTTTTGAGTTGTGTTGTTGTAAAGTGCCATTAGTTAGAGCAATCAGTAACAGAGTTATCACCTGGAGATTGTGACCCAGAACCACCTGATCCACCAATAGACGGAATCGATAGTATTGGGAACGCCCCCAGAGCTGCAATTGCAGCGGCTGCAGCAGCAAGTTTAGAAACTGAACTACCACCCGCACATAATAGCACATTAGGTGCCCCTACCGCAACCTTTGACCCACAACTGATACTTGTTCCGATCTTTGCAGCTGGGAGACCAGTGGGACAAATCTTAGGTCCAATCTTCGCTAATACCGCATCTGTTTCCTTATCACCTGTCTTTGGTACTGGTTGTGGTACTGAAGGAGCACCTACACCCACATCTACAGTAGCACAACCCACGCCAACGGTGCCTGGGTGGCACGCAGGGTTCTTTCCACACGGTTTACAGTGCACATTTCGCACCTGAGTACTTACTAGAGGTGCAATTTTAGTTACTTTGACGGTTGTAACTGGTGACGGAGCATATCCTTGGGGTGGCCAGCACCCGTGACCCGTACAAACGCCTGTTGTTAGTCCAAAAGCTGCCATTATACGTAAACGTGCAAGAAAGTATGGTCATTTCGGAGGTGTTGTTTGCCTTCCGTCTGCTTTCTTTGCCTTAATAAGTTATTTAGAGTGACACTTCCGTCTTCATTTTGCGTTTTTCCATCAAAATGAGCAATTTCCCGTGTATTTTCGTAAGTAAATGAGCTTCCTGTCTCCGATTGGAGGAATAAGCGGGTGTATGCGGTCGCATTTGCCACTTGAGGAGCACTAAAAGTGAAATCTACTCCAGTAAGAGACGTATTTGACGCAGTATCCATCTGAATTGCGGTCTTTGTGTTCACTCTATACACTCCAGCTGGTACATTTTGGGAAACTTGGATGGTTGAACCGTTTAAAGTGACTGATTGTACGTAAATTGTTGGGTCATCGAACCCTTCGATGAGCATTCCAGTCTGTATATCGTCTAAATCGTACTCTTCACCGAATGTATACACCGTATTTACTACTAGTACGTTCGTACCATCCGCAGTACATTGGAAATCTACGGCGGGAATGAGTCTTTGTACCTGTCTTTCATTCATTTGACCTAGGTCATCTTGCACTTTTACTCCCATAAAGAGTAATGGGTACGCATCCATAGTGATATTAATCATATAACTACTCCCCATAACCACATCAGCAGTCGCACTTAGGTCAGGATCGGGAGCAGAGACGGTAATAATTGGGCTTTGTATGTAACCACTACCACCATAAGTGAGCTTGTATCCGTATATACGCCCTCCTGTTACTACTGCATCTGCCGTAGCTAGTGTACCACCAGGTAAATCAGGGTCACTAAAGGTCACAGTAGGTTGACTCATATACCCTAAACCTGGATCTAGTGCAGTAATGTCACTAATTCCTTGTCCAGCATACTCATAATTGTTCAATTCTAGGTATCCATACTCAGGGAAGTTCGCAATGTCGTAATCAAATACGGTAATTTTGTCGTGACTAGGGTCAACGAATGATTTTATCTGTGTAATTAGCACATCATCATAAGGATTTCCTTGTCTTTCGACAGCTTGTGCCAATAAATCACGGTAAGTATCCCAATTTGAGTTCAATTCGAGGTTAATATTGAAAGTATGAGTAGCTTGAGTACCTACTTGACCCTGTACTAGGTCAGCACAGTACCATCCACCTACTATAGTGTAAGGAAATACCTCTCTTCCTCTACTATGAGGGACGTATTCAAAGATATTCCACTTAATTCTAGGTCCAGAAGGAGGTACACCTCTAAAAGAAGTAGTAGACCACTCTTGCATCTTCTCTGTATACCAAGTAGATGGCACTACAGTCTGTTGATTCTTCATAATCGCATCAGCATTCTCTGCCATAGCGATCTCCATATCAATTACATCAGTAAAATCGCAGTTATATGTCCTTACTTCTCTCCAAAACTCTGCTGTGTCACCTGGATCGCCTTCTAGTCCAGCATCCATTTGGTTAACATAGGTCTGTTGTGCACCATCTATAACGAAATCAGCATTGAAAGCAAGGTCAACATCCATTGCCTCTGCTAATTGTTGCATTTGTTGTGCACTATGGAACCCTCCTCCATCATCACACATACCAGTTGCTGCATCGAACCAAGCATTCCAAGACTTATCTACTTGTTCCTTTAGTTCTGGATGCACTTGCTGTTGCATACCTATAGGATTACCGTTGGCATCTTCCCCTAGTAATGGTACTGCAACATAAACACCTGTATCAGCATTAATCGGCCACGTTGATTCACGACTACAAGTTTGTTCTGTTGTTCCCCATACAGAGGTAGCTTCCATATCTTTATGGAATTGAGTAAACTCACAACTGCCACCCGTCGTATAGAACATCTCATTCCATCCCTTGCTTTCGTCAGGATAGTCGGCAATCGGTCCGCAGACCTCTACAAGGGTATCACACTTAGGACTTAAGTACTTTGTATAGGAAACCTTCTTGGGATAGGCATAGAACCCACTAAGGGTCGCTACAACGGGTTCTGTCTGTACTGTGACTCCACCTATTAACGTACTACCAGGACTATCAAACCATCCCGCCACACAATCGGCGGTCGCCCCCGATTCAGTACCTGTTACAGTCTCACCTGGAAAATTCCCAGAGGGACTATCCATCTCTATGATATCTAAACCATTAACCTCTCGGAAGTTGTGCCATTCCTTTACAGTGCCAGTAGCACCATTAGGTGCTGTGATCGTCTCACCTACCTTAAACTGCCCACTGCTGTTTCGCACTGATATACGTTCAGTCGTGCTATCGCATATCCATAACGTAAAATATTGCTCGGTACCAGTAACCCTTATACTGGACGGTGCATAGGTATCACACAATGTATCAGTACAAGTGACAGTGTTTAGGGAAAACTCATATTCAAAGTATGTCTCATCATTATTGACTCCCAATAAGTTGTCATCAGGATCCTGTCCAGTTGCATCATAGGTAAATGGACTACCGTAGGCACTGGAGATGGTTAATCCTGCTTGGAAGTTACATCCCATTAAATGTCAAGTTCTATTCTTAGCTCTAATGTATTTAACCTATTTTCGAGTGTGTCCAAATAATCAGCAAGTTCCATATGCTTAGTGGAACCTGGGGGACGGTACATTATCTTACCGATAGGTCTTGCTGAGAGTTCTTCCACCCGTTTTTCAAGGGCGTTTATTTTTTCTTCGAGTACCTTGTTCTCATTCTTAACGATCTGATCATTCAGTACTTTCTCATACCACTCACCGCTATCAGGGGGTGATTTTTTCGACTCTGGCATCGGGATTACTCATCTTAAGTTTATCTAGTTCTTTCTCAGCAGTCGTCGTGGAGCGAAATTTGTGAGCGTCCTCGACGGCGTTTGTCCAGATACTATCCTGTCTCCAGTATATCACACCCGAAGATAATTTGCTACCCTCGTGCACACGGGATACAGTCCAGAAAGGTTTCTTAGTAGCCATAATAGAAATTTTCCTTATAAGAGAAATTTTTTCTCAAAAAAATATTTAGCTCACTCGTTTGGTTCGTTATAGATTAGCATTGCCGAAATCTCCCTATAAAAATCCCCTCGGTTTCACTGTCCGAGGGGATCACTGTTCTACTCAGTGCAGTAACTGGGGTCGATGGCACAAATCTGATCCATCTTGTCTGACTGCATTTGATCAACTTGGCGAATGGCGTTGGTGCCAAGGTGGACACCAACCAAGATTACGCCGAGTGCTAGGATGATTCTCATTGCCAAACTCCGTTGACTGAATCACCCCATCCGTTGCGGAAGTATTCTTCACGCTCACGGTTCCTGATCTGAGGATCACCCAAATCATCCAACACGTCCTGTAAGAAATTTACTGGACTGACTTCACGAGTTTGAGGTGCGATACCTGCAACGTGACGGTCGTGCTCATCACTCATTTGCTTGAGGATGGATTTCATAGCAGCGATCACAACGGGATCTTTGCGTGCTGCTTCGTTGGTGAGAAAGATGTTGTTGTTCATATTCAAATTATAAACCCCCACTCGTGAGAATGGGGGTTCAAGTGGACAGTTATTTATCTGTCCTAGCTATTGATTCTTGTGCCCATACTCCAAAGTAGTATTTGATGTAGGGATCATTGCACAATAGGTCGTAGGTCTCTGAAGTCATTTGTGATGAAATAGAACGAGTTTGCGATTGAATGGTTTGAGGATCTTGTTTACGATTCGGATCATTCACAAGACCTCCTTCATTAGTTGAGCAATTACCGCTTCATCCTCTGGAATGTCGTTGAGATAGATTTCCAGATTCTCGTCTGATCCGAGAGATTCACGGATCAGATCATCAACGGCGTTAGTGTCGAACTTTTGGATCACTTGATTAACTCCATAGGAACATTAGGTGTGCAAACGAGACCAACCGAGTCTTGGCGAAATGCCTTAGCATATGCCTTGCCGATTTGTCTAAGAACTGATTCTAGCATTTGCTGGTCAGACTCTGCTGCCATTATGACTAAGATTTTACAATCTTCACGGGTGCCTTTCCAAAGACCAACGCCGTCAATAATTGTAGCATAGTCGAGATGTGGAGCAATGTCACTACGGATGAATTCATCAAACATAGTTTCGGTGACGGTGCCAGCGTCGGGGATGTCCAATCCCATCATCAGTTCAAGTCGGATCATAAAACCTTGGTTGCTTTACTCTTTAAGTATAGCGTCTCAGTACCGACTTGGGATGCGTGAGTAGTCAGTTTGTGAACTGTCTGCTAGCTGTGGTTTTGGTACGTCATCCCGTCCTACAATAAAGCAGTCGGGTGGATTGATACCATAACAAGAACCGATAATGTCATCCGCAGTTTCTGGGTCTTCCATTTCATTTATGTGCTCGATTAGTTCGTGCTCAGTCATTTTCTCGTAATAGTCCGTGAGACTATCCCACACATACTGTTCGAGATCTTTGTTGTCCATCCGATCCAGTACAATGTCTGTGTAGTTTTCAACTAGTGCATCAAATGTGCAGTCCTTCGCTTCGGGCATAATGGCAGTAAAAAAGAACAGTAAAAAGAGGATCGTGCTCATTGGCACTGATCCTCAAACCTTTTATAGACTTCGGTGTCTATTTCTTCTTGAGTCCAGTTGAGGAGTTCAGTTCTGAATTCTACAACCAAATCCTCGTAAATGGTTTCAAGGATTGACTCGTGATGAAGTGTGCTCATAGTCCGTTTAAATACTCGTGAAGTTCGTTGATGTAATCATCATAACTCGAATCAGGGTATCTTTTCAAGTACCATTGTGGCACTTCCTTAACTGGTTCGGGTTTGGGTTTATCTGTTTTGAGATCGTACCCGTTCGCTCTGATGAATGAAGCATAGAAATGCTGTGGATAGAGATCACCGTACATCAGGAATACTCAAAGGGTGAGGGTTCAAAAACTCTGTCACAGAGTTCTTCAAATGCTGCCTCGTCAATGTGATCAGGGCAACCGAGGTCACGAAGCATAATGAGGGAATCCACGAGGGCGGTTTCCATTGCTTCGGTAAGTGGGATTTGTCTCATACATTAATTATACAAAAAAATCACCCCTTGTGGGGTGACCTTGTGACAGTTCCTGAACTGGTTGGCAGCCTGAATTTATGCGAACAATGGACGCATATACTCTTTGAACTCCTCGCATCTGTGCTTAGCTAGCACTTGCATCTCTTTCTCTGTGATTACAATGTCGTAACCATCTGCCTTCATTTCATCGTAGCACGCTTGACTGATTCCCTTGTCGGTGATATCGTACTCGTGAAGTTGAACGTGCTTGAAAAATGACATAGATTACCTTGAAAGAATAAGTGGTGTGGAGTCTTCAAAACTGTCTTTTCAGATGAAGTGCTCATCAGCAGTACAAGAGGTCTCCAAACATAAAGAGCAGTTGTCCACAGTGTGCGATCTAAGACGCTCCTGAATTGTTGCTCACCCCTGCCTTGCGTCTCCACATATTCATTATAGCAATAAAAAAGCACCTGTAAGGTGCTTGTGGACAGTTTAACTAATGGCACAGCCATCAGCATCTAACTCTCGAATTTCGTTAATATCCCATTCAGAGACATACTCGTCAATGACATCAAATGAATTAATGTCCTCACGTGCTTTCTCTCGTGCTTCATCCTCAGAGTCAGCATCAACCTCGATCGTGAAATAATTGATCTCGGCACATTCGATTAGATAGGATTTCATTGACCTAGGTATCCAGCAACCATCATTCCAGGTTCGTCATAGAACCACGTGACATCAACATCAGGAAATAGTTGACGCAATGCGTAGAATATTCCTTCGGGTGGTGACCACGCAGTCTCAAACTCACATTCAAAACTGTTTTCATCTAAATGGTCACAACTGCCTTTGTCAATCTCCCACTTAGTACCCCAGTTGATAATATTCCAATCGTACCAACGATCGTCATTTTTACCATCAGGGAAATCATACGTAGTGTGAATGACTCTGCCCTCGGTGTCCTTCATCTCTCTCAAGACTGGTAGTTCACCTTTGTCGTTGGGTGTGGTCTTCCAATCGGGTGCTGGTACGATATGCTGAAATGGTTCGTCATTGTCAAAGATGTCATAGACTTCTTTTAACTGTGTTTCATTATCTGAATAGAATGAAACTCGGTTTTGACACCAGTTTGGCATAAATTCTCCTTAGTGGACATACCTATTATAGCAACCAATGCAACAAAATTAGATCAGATCAGACACTTTATCAACTGTCACCTTCTCAGCATCGGTACCGTATACAGTGTTGTAGTATAGTACTATGTCTTCAATATCCTTATTACCAAATTCTTTATACAAATTATCCAATACCTTCTGATAGTCTATTCCAGGAGTACTCTCTACTAGTTTAGCCATCCTGTTAGCTACTATCCTTTTGATTAAATCTTTCTTAGTGTGAGTCATAGTTAGTTGTTAACTCTACAGCATACCCATTTAATGTAAAAAGATTAAATAGAAGATTTAATAGAAATTAGGATTATAGAAATTCTTCAAAAGTCACATTATTGACTTTTTCGAGATCCTCAATTTCTAGTAAATCTTCCCAGTCCCACTGGGTTGGGTCATCTTCTAATGTCAGGTCCAGGGTCACGCGGTACCTTGTAGTACTTGGTTGTGACAGTTCAATATGTGGTATACTGATGAAGTTCCTGGGAGCTGACATAGAATAACGACCAATGCTGATGTATTTAGGCGAACGTTTGCCAGTTGCCTACGTACTCAACCTCACCCTGCGGGGTAGGAACGAACCAATCAAATTTGCGTTGGAATAACCCGTAGCCTAGAACATCTCTAAGGATCTCGTTTAGGATCTGCTTAGTAGTGACGGTCCAGTACCCGCAATTGTTGATCTCTACACGGCAGCGACCTGGTGCAATGGTTGCGATGTGGTGCCCGTGGAATCTGACCTCTACTCCTGTGTCTGTATGTGTTACAGATCTGTTGCCTTTGGCGAATGATTTGCCATATGCAATTGAAGCGAGCATTTCAGAATCAACTTTTCTCATCGTGTGGGTTCTTGTCTTTGTACTCTTCTATTATAGCGTCGCTCATCTGAATATCAAACGCATTTGTGCCACTTTGTAGATTGGTTGCATCTGGGACCTCGAAGTTCAGCCCAGCCTCACCAACGACCACGGCATCCTCTGGCATTGTGCTACCTGTGAAAGCGTCCCAACCCCGCTTGAGCATATCTGGATTCTGTTCTAGTCTAGAATCTAGTTTTAGATTGCCTGATTGTATTCTTTCAGTAATGAAACGTCCAATCGATGCATCTTCCCTCTCGATTGTGTCATTTATATCCTCTACTAGTTGATCTTCGTCGTCTCTATCTTGTTCAGCTTCCAATTTACCACTTAATTCCATAAATGAAGACTGAAACTCATCTAAATCATTATTTTTGTAACAATATTGTACATTAATGTTAGATTTAAACGTTACTTTAACAAAATTATTATCAAAATCAAGCTCCAAATACTCAATTGCACTGCTTGGTACCTCTCGATACCCTATTTTTCCTAGAATCTCAGCCATTTTGACGTTTTTGATTAAATCTTAAACTTATAATAACTCATTTATCTAAAAAAGTCAAGTTTTTAACTTATTAAACTTTCGAGATTTCCGAATATTTCAGTTTTTTAAGTTTCTGAGGTTTTTGGTTGACAAATGCTAGACTGCGGGCTAAGACCCCCAAATCCCTCAACATTAACCGAGAGATAGAACACCTAGGTATGGTTTATTTAACATTTATAAATGAACATACTTTTCCACAGGTTTTCCACAAGTTATCCACAGGGTTGTGGAAAACTATCTGTCATACTAAGGGGAGCTACGTGCGGAGCGTGTGGTAAGATTCTTCTTATCCTCTAGTAAACTGAGTTGTCTATCCACTTCTACCTTCAATGACATTAGATGTCCACCAAGGTACTGTTCCCACTCATTACCCTCGAACAAATCACCCAAATGTAGTAGATGTTCTTGTGCAAAGTACAATTTAGTTTGTTCATTCATTGCCATTAGCAGTCACATAGGTTAGGATGTTCACCTGTGTCACACCAAGCTTGAGCACCTCCTTCTACACCTTCTGCATACTCACAAGAATATACACCTGGTGTTCCTGGATTACTCCAGTTAATTGCAGGTGCTCCTCCGTTGTATCCAAATCCATATCCTCCATTAGTACATCCTACTAACAAGGGGGCTAGTAGTAGTAATTTAATCCTCGTCATCTTTCTCTTTAAATGATACGATGTTATCTATGTTAAGCCAACCTAGTAGTGTCCATAGCCATATTAATGACAATACTAATACAAGTAATTCTACTACTGGTGTTGGTAACATTAGTCTAGTGACCCAAGGTCAGATATTTGTTGTGGCTTTGGTTTATGTGCTTTAAACTCATCGTGGTTACCATCACCAGGCATTTTACCAAAGGCGAGGTACTCAACTGCTTGTATGCTCCCTTCAAGGCGATCTAGATCTCTGTCTAGTTTCACATACTCAAGATGTGCTTCTTCCAATTCAACTTGTCTCATTTCTAATTGTGTCACTCGTTTTGTGAAGCGAGCTAGCAACTGTTCGTATGATTCAGTTTCTTTCATTGTTTTATACCAAAGGTGTGTAATGATTTATGGGCGTTGTACTGGCATTAGTTTTGGTCCTGTATCACGTTGGCAGGATGTTTGGAATGTATTCATTAGTTCTTGTGCCATATGACGGTAGCCACTACCAACATAGACCTGACCGCCGACGACCGCAACCGCACACACAGCCCAAAACCAATAATACCATTGAGTTTTTATCTGATGATCATTAGGTTTCATACTATTAGCGAAGATATGTTATTATAACATACGGGTGGAGATGTGTAAACCTCGGTATAAATACTCGTTTACAGATCATTAAGAAACTAGTGTGTGACAGGGATCCAGGACATAAATAGTAGTAGAATGAGCGAGGTCACAACAGATGCACCCAAACTTCCTTGTTATGAGGATCATTCAATCAGAGGTTAAACATTTATGTTAAATCACAACGTCATCAGCAGTAATCAATTAGCAGATTGGAAAGAATCAACTGAGTCAGTCTACGAAGTGGACAACCATCTCAATAACTATTACGAGTGCATCATTGATGCTGGTGATGATACGTATACTGCACGTAGGTGCAACAGGCTACTACAATAAGCATAGTCCAGTTAACATACCGCCCACGAAACCCCTCGACAGAGGGGTTTTTTAATGCTATAATGAATTCTATGTCAGTATCACATCTATTTTCAATACCCATACTTGAAACTAAGGTTGATCTAGATCAGATCATCTTGGATGAGTGTGAGTATTATTATAATGGTGAAGTGAACTGGACTTATGGTCATCAAGAATGTGGTACACCCACACTTGATTACTTGTATGATATTATTTCTCCATTTCTTATGGAGTATGATCCCTACACACATTTTAGTTTCACTGACATATGGCGTAATAGATACGTAGCTACTGACTATCAGGGCTACCATATCCACGCTCAATCACAATGGTCATTCATAATATATGAGACTGTTGATAGTAAAACTGTGTTATATAATCCAGCGTGGCTATTAATTCAGAATCATATGGGTGTAAGTAAATCTATGCCCTGTATTCACAATGTTAAATTGAGTGCTGGTCATATGGTCGTGTTCCCTTCATTTGTTGCTCATCACGTGAACAATGGTAATGAAGGTACTACTATTTCAGGTAACATTAAACTACAGTACAATGGGATGTAAGAACTGCGACAATGTGTCACTAGAGGACTACGAGAATGCTATGTTTGCTCATATGATAACAGAGCGACGTGGTAAGTGGTACGTAAGGACTGATAGTGGTATAATAAAAGAGTTTAAATCACACACAGCAGCCAAGGAGTTTATCTTTATGGGAGGTGCACAAGATGGAAATGGATAAACAAATCAATCCAGAGATTATGAAGCGTAGGGAGCAGAAGCAAGCTCTACGTGATTTTGCACCTGGTGAGGGTCAGTCTAGTAATACTTACCCTGAACGTAAAATCATAAAACATTATACAGATGATGGTGTTGATACATTTATCCGTGAGTATCCACAACACGCACCTGATAAGTTCTGTGATATGTTGATGGACTATTCAAATAGTTTATTGAAAGCTAGTAAGGAGAATAAACCAACACCTGAATCAACTGGTGAAGGATTTCCTGTTGGTCAATTTGAACGTAAGGATTTCTATTACTTCTTAACTGAGGGTACATCACCCAACGTACGCAATACATTATTTGCAGGTTGGTCTAAACTATCATCTGAACATTATATTGATGAGTTCACCCAACTAGGTCAGAATGATTTCTGGATGTCACCTGGTAAAGTACAAATCACTAATCCTAGTGAGGGCTTCCACGGATGGCACTATGATAATGCTGGTTTCTTTGTTGGTATGCGTGAGTTTGTTATCATTACATACTTAAATGATGTACCTGAGGGTGGTGAGACTGAGTTCTTGTATCAACAAGTAAGAATTAAACCAGAGAAGGGCAAGACAATTATATTTCCAGCAGCATACACACATATGCATCGTGGTAATCCACCAATCAAGGGAACAAAATATATTGCTACAACGTGGGCTAGTAGACTGCCACGTATTGATGCAGAGACACAAGAACGCAATGAAATAGAATGTATTGCACCATCAGAACAGTTGGTACAATACTACAAACATCATTAAACGGGATTGACGAGGATCGAACTCGCAACTTCCTCCGTGACAGGGAGGTGCTCTAACCAGTTGAACTACAACCCCAATAAAAAGAGGACAATCAGTCCTCTATAAACTTCCTTGGATTAATCATACGTGATACCAACTCTATTACTTGCTCTCGTATTTGTATCACATCATCATAACATTCTTGATTATGTGCACAAGAGCGTAATGCAGGGTCAGGTTTATGTAATGACTCAAGTACTATTGCTTTAGCACGATCCCACTTCTCATATGATGTGGGTGACTCGTCTAAGGTTCGTTGATCTTTCATCCTGTAAATGGTTCAGTTGATAGGTTGATTAAAATAGTTGTTAAGTCTGGATACTTAGAGTATGCTGATTTAACTGCGGTAGCAGGATCTACACAACTATGTACAAACTTAGTCCATTGTAATTTATGGTCTATCTTAGCTAGTACATTAACTTCCCATTTCTTCTTCTTTGATGGCATTAACACCCCTCCGAGGTATGTTCAAGAGGTTCAGGTAAATTATCATTTACCCAAAAATCCTCCCAGTCTTCTTGACTACTTCCAACATCACGAACAGGATACTTGTAAGTATGTTGTTCTTGATGAACACGACCAATTAGATCATCAACACGATGCAATTGTGTCTTATGGAAGTCTTGGAGTTCATAAAGTGCGTGCTTAACGTCCGAAATCACATCAGAAGCACCGCCAGCGAGATAATCTTCAATTACTTGACGTAATTGTTCATACCTCTGAGTCGCACCATCCGTCGTCAAGACGGTTGGCAGCTCTTGTAAGTTTGGCGTAGAGATCACCACATTTGACTCCACTGTGTTTTTCTGTGGTGAATTGTTGGCTTGAGCTGAGGTGTTGTAAGGCATCAGACAATACGGTTAGTTCGGATTTGTTAAGCAGCACTTTAAGAAGTCTCATTGAATTGTGTCAACCACTATAATAGTAATTATACAGTGGGTGGGGGCTTACGCAGCCCCTAGAACAGGATTTCCTAACTGTGGAATAGTATTGAAATCAGTCACGTCCCAACCGTAGTTGACTCGCTCTTGAACTTCACTGTCCAACTCATTAGTATTGATGAACCTTTTGTTCACCGTCCGTCCATTAAGAGATAAAACCTCTAGCAAGTAACGGTATGATACTTCACCAAATGGTAAGCGTACAGGATAGTAATCTGCTTGCTGACCAGAAGAGTTACGAATTTGCATTGGGTTGAATTCCCTTGACTACTCTAGTAGTATAGCATTAAAAAACCCCCTGTAAAGGGGGGCTTGTGACAGTTTGTAATGTGGTTCACCTGAGTGCTTTTCCGTGCGATCTGATGTATGATGCACATATATTATCACCTAGGCGAGGATCTGCGGGTTGCTTAGCTCTTGATTTGAGCCTCTTGTACTTCGTTTCTAGTCTAGGTTGTAGATAATCGTATACTTGTTGACCTTTAAGGTGCCACAACTCTACTATATCTCCGTGTTCATAGCGTGCATAGTAATGATCATCATATTTTAAGAGCTTTTCTTCTCTTAAATACTGATCTTGCTCCTCCCACGTATCCTTAACACTAATACCATTGTACGTAGCGTTGATGTTGTTACCTATTGTTGACTTGTATTCTACTGGTTCACCCTGATCATATGCGTCAGCACCACTATATGTGTCTGCTACATCGTGATCAAGTGCGATAGCCATATGTATTTCACGTGATCTAGCATAAGAGAATGGGTCACCCCACCCTTGATCTAGACACACATCATACAATCCCTTGAAGCATTCTTCATACTTCTTGCGTGCTTCTTCTGGTGTGTACTTAGTCATCTGTTTCAATGCCTTCAAGGTCGTGTATGTCTCTAGCAGGTACAGTGTGTAGTCCTCCTATGAGATAATAATGGTCTTTGATACCATTAACAGTCTCTTCACCTAGGTAAAAGAGTTCAGTTGGTGGGAAACTATGTTCCCTTAGCATTGCTTGTAGCTGGAGGTGTATCATTTCTCCGTGTGATGGTACAGTTAGGCCAGTCATTGCGATAAATTAGTACATTACATTGTGAGTATCCGTGCATCTTACCTGGATCAGGCCATTGACGCACGCATAGAGTAAAATAGGGGTCACCTACAAATGTGATGAATCCTTCATCATCACCACACTTGACGTGATCCCCTACATTGAATTTCATTCAACTTCCTCGAAGTAAATTCCGTGGTATGCATTGAATGCATCTAGTGAGAGATAGTCATCGTTGTGTATCTTGATACCACTCTCATCGCCAAGACACATAAACTCTTCAGCGAAATAGAAAGCATTGGTATCGTGACGCTCACAACAGTCTAAATACTCCTCGACTTGCTCATCACTCATCCCACACGTATCTATGCAGAATGAGAGATCGTCTAACAGTGAATTTAATGTGGATTCCATTTGTAGAGGGTGTAGATTAGGACAATTGTGCAAATTAAAATGCACGAAAAAGAGACAATAATAATGTTCATCTGATGTATAGGTATCCTCCTGCCCAGTCTGCTCTGTTGTAGCACTCCATACGTGACTTGATGATGCGTAGATCATATCTCACAATGGATGCTGCTTTGTTCCAAGATGCTGGTTTGTATACCTCACCAGTTTTCTTGTCAACAAATGCGTGAACTGATGAGTCACGACCATCTTCAACTTGAATGATCTTTAGATACTTACGTCCTTTAGCAATACGAAATGTTAGAGGACGAGAGTAAGGACCATTATGATTTCTGTTGTAGTCTGCTTCAAGACACTCAATGAGTTTCTCAGTCCAGTTGTAGATCCTATCCTCAAGGTTCAATGATGTAACCTTGCCAGATACGAACTCATCAACTGTGATCTCTTGAGCAGCAGCTACAGATTCAAGACTCATAAACTCTCCTTTGTTTGGTATGTACCTATTATAGTCCTTATCGGTACCGACTCAACCATTTGTGTGACAGTTATTGAACTGGACAGTATGTCCATCATCCACCTTGTCAGGCATAGCATTAAATGCTAGAGTATAACGAATTGTTTCATTTTCGTTTTCAGTCACGAAGTGCTGCAAACTCGAAGGAAACACGACCATTTTACCACCTTGTGACTGAAATGGCACAGTATCGTGTACATTTGTAATCTTAAGCACCTCTTCATTGTATGGGTTAGGCTTTATGAATACCATATTACCTGAGTTCCCTGTAAGGAACACAACACCACTATACAATGACCAAGGATGACTGTGTGCTCTATTATAGTCACCCTTTTGATATCTGTTCATCCAAGCAGCATTTATTCTCACATTGCTACTGTAATTACCTGGTATACTATTATTAATGGTGTCTAGCTGCTCTTCTGCCCACTTAGAGAATGGTACAAAATCAGAATATGATAGTATACCATCCTGTTTAGGAAAATTGAGTACATTACAACTAGAAGAACCACCTGCATATGTCTCAGCAGTATCCCAGTCTACAGTGGTGCAGAGGGATAACAACTGAGCATATATGTCAGGTGGTACATCAAACTCAAATACAGGAGTTGGAAACAGGTTGTACCGTTCAAATTTCATTGTAATACAGGTGCACAGGTTAGATCATACTTATCAACCATCCTCTTACAGTACATACAACCTAGTGCAGAGAATGAGAAGTTGAATACTCTCATAGCTCCATCACAATGAGGACAAATGACATACTTGCCTTGTCTTGGTGCTCTTGTGTATCGTGTGACTTTAGGGAATTGCATTGATACCTCATTAATGTATTTCATTATAGCATTAAAAAACCCCCTGTGAAGGGGGTTGATGTGACACTTATTGAACTGCTACTCGATCTGGAACTTTAAGTCCAGCGTTCTGTAGAATGTTCACAACAAATGCCTCAAGATAGATTAGAGGTAGTACCACGAAGTCAAACCCACGTAATTTTGTGATGTCTGCTGGTGGTTTTAGTGCTGCTGGTGCAGGTGCCTCTACTTTAGGTGTCTCCGTCACTTTAGGTGCCTCTACTACTGATGTAGTATTTAATACTGCTTTGGATACTGCTTTAGGTGCTGTAGCTTTCTTAGCAGTTGCAGTGGACTTGCGTGTACGGCGACGAGTTGAGGTTGTGGTCAAGTGTTGAACTTGCGAACGTGATACTATTATAAGGGTAGTTTGTTCGGAATGGTGGAAATACGTGCACTTTGTAAACTGGCATAGTCCTCGTTCAACTCACACCCTATGTACGAACGACCTAGATCCTTGGCTACCATTGCTGTTGTGCCACTTCCTAGAAATGGATCAAGTATGATGTCACCACGCTCTGAACCTGCTAGAATACAAGGACGGATCAACTCAGGTGGATACGTAGCGAAGTGAGCACCCTTATAAGGTTTCTTATTTACTGACCAGACAGAGCGTTTATTGCGTTTTGTATATGATTTTGTAAGACCTGTATGCGGTTGGAGTCCTGTTCCTGGATTGTGGTACTTACCATTTGTTCTGTCTCTTGTT